CCAGCAACGCCTTGTCAAGATAAGCGTATCCAGTACGAGCCGGGAGAAGCTCTCCCGACTGATACTTTCTTATTCTCTCATAGGCATCCATGATAATCTCCTTGGATGACCTCCATATCCTATCCTCACTCATCCTCTTGCGTTTCTATCGCCAGCCGTATCGGATTTAGATCCTCTGTTAGCTGATCTTGATTTATATCTTAACCCCTTAGCTGTATGGCATAGGTCCTTCCCCTTCCGATAAGCCTTTCCCTTCAACTTATCGGTCTTGTAGTTCTTACGACCCAACTCCCGTCTCTTGGCTTTCTGCTCAGGTCTGGCGTTGATCTTCTTATCCGTCTCAGCCTTCTTCTTTCTGGCTTCCGGATGTGTTCTGTAATATTCAGTCGATCTCCCCATCCTCTTCGTCCTCCTCATCATCATAATTCTCCATGATAAGATCCTCTCCATCCAGATATGAAGCTTTATCCTTTAGCCTAGATCTCATACTCTCATAAGGGTCATCTCCGTTCTCCACCTCCCATATGCATGCGTATGGGCCTATTATATCACTTAACTTCTCGGCTCGATCCTTACTTATTCCTTTCTCTATCATCTTATCCTTGCAATAAGACTTGTCGAACATCGACCCTCCTACATAATATCCAGTAGGCTTATGAATAAAAATTACCTTCATCTTTTATATAATTAATATTATCTACCAAATTTATTATTTCTCTTCTTTATACAGTCGCCATAGCTCATATCCATATCACACACCACCGTATCGGTCGTGTTGTTTACCACATGGAACAGGAACTCCGGGCACCCGTGGCAGGCGTTGCTCCCGATCGCCACCGCTCCGTGCCTATGGCAAGCCTTCTTTACCATGGTTCTATCATATATCCGTATATGATTATCGCCATACTTTTCAATATATCTCATGGTATTAAGTAGTGATGGCAAAGACATCTTATATGGGGATACATGTTCTATTGGTATATCCAATTCACCAGATAGGCTTTTGTAAATATCCTGTACATCCCGTTTTGTCCTATACGCAAATATATTAATCTCAGTCATTACCATATCCATACTCCTAAGAAGATCCGGCTTAGCCAGCCTCCCCATCGGTTTCCCAAAAGGATCGGATCTCATCCAAGCCCTACACTTCTCGCACCCAACTTGCTTCCCCTCCACCGTATTTATCATAGTGGATGGGATCTTGCAATATGGACATACGGATCCGTTTAACATAGCTTTCTGGGCTAAAGACAGTTCTTTCATACCTTTTCTTCTATCTCAACATTAAATAGATTGCAGAATCTATCAAAATTTCTGTTCTCTATTCTCATATCCTCCTCATACCTGTCAACCGATTTGATGAAATCATTATAACAGTCCTCGCACATCCATTGATTGATTACCGCTACATAATAGCCCACGGACGTAGGTCTGTTACACATATCGCAAATACCTAAGCACCCATATCTGGTGAGCTTATCCATCATCTCCTGTCTTGTTATTTCAAGAACCTTGAATTTCTTGTAATTGTCAACTACCTTTGCCATTGTAAATTTGTTTAATAATAAAATAATCCGCTATATCCATTCCCTCATTTATATTGGGTTTTGATTCTAGAAAATTACTTATCTCTATATTCATCCCCCTCATATCCTTGTCTACCTTCTTTCTCCATTCGTTGAAAGCGTCGCCCTTATCCGGGTACAGGACTATCCGCCTCCTACCCAATGTCTCTATCATCTCCCTTTTCAGCATATGGATACCGCCACAGGCCATAAACAACCTACTAGGGTACACGATGTTACAGATAACAGCCGTCTTCTCTGACTCTACTATATACACCGGAGCGTCATTGGGATAGAAGTTGATAAGAAACTCCCCGAACAGGCATTGCCTAAGCAGGTAATCCTGACCGTCCAGTATATGCACCCAACATACATGATCCACGGGAACCTTTACCCTCTTCCCGTCAGGCCCGTAGTCCATTATCTTCCCGGTCCGCACTACCCAATTCTTATCCAGTTGCCAGAACACACAGCACTTACCCCAGTCCCCGAATCTCATCATCCCCACCTTATACAAGCTAAATGCCCTATTGGTATGATACGATCCGAAGATATTGGATAGATAATCCTGAAGATCGGATGTCTCGAAAGGATTAAGCGTCTCAAACATCTTGCTTACCGGAATGCAGTTGGCTATATCCGGATCCATAGGAGGTCTGTACCTCCTTAATACTTTGTTTGAATCGGTAAAAAGATCATTGTTCCCAAGTTCGCTCCCTGTTGGATATTTAAAGTAACCACATTTATTTTTATGATCACACACCCCAAACTGCTCTCCAACGATCTGACCGGTGGTTACGTCCACGTACGGCGTAAAACACTTATCCTTGCCGCATTGCGGGCACGTCATCTTCCTTCTTGGCTTGCTATGATCCAACTCATACCGATATACGCTCTTGTCAAACTCCCTGAATTCCATTATCCTCTCCTCTCGCTCATCACTCTATATATATAATCTCTCAGCGACTCTTTTCTTATCAAACCATTCAACTCAAAATCACCCTCTATATCTAAAGACCCGATCCTTGACGTAACCGTATAATTGGTTTTCTCAAACTTATACTTACCTTGAAGATATACAACCGTAGCCATATTAAGTATAGGATTATCGGTTTGTCTCTTCAACTTATATTGACTTGTCTTAGCGGTAGGATCACCAGGAGCGAAGTTATATATCTCCTCTATCTCCAATATCTTTCCGTAGTTCTCCAGTATCATTCTTCTATATAGCTCAAGCTGGAAAGCGTACTCGTCATAGAAATTGCCTTTCCTGTTTGATTTGAAGTCCAATATAGCGAATATCCTCCTGCATCTCTTTATCTTCTTTTTCTCCGTCTTAGGCTGACCTTTCTTGGCTCCCGTCTTATAGAACTCTCCTGTCTCGACCTCTATCTCCACTGTCTCCGGCTCGCTGTCCATCTCCACCACGGCGTCCACCGAAGAAGCTACCTTTAACCTGCTTGACCTCAACATCTTTTCGATAAGTACAGGTTTAACATGTCTTTCCTTGCAGAATATAGCGAATGATATCAGATCCTCTATTAGCTCATCAATGTTATCTACTAATATCCGCTCCATCCTATACTTGTCTATTCTCAGCTTGGCTTCCTTGACCACCTTCCTTATCCACGTCGGGATCAGCTTTATCTTAACCCCGGTCAGATACAACCCAAATAGATAATGCATGATAGTACCTAAGTCAGCCCTGTAGTTAGCGTACTCATCAGGATCCTTACCCTTGAGCCTCATCTCATTCTTCCACTTCTCCAAAGCGCCGGACGTATCACAATACCCATTGGCGATATTGTTAGTGGCTCCATCGTATATGATAGGATACCCATCAACATCCATCTCATAATACACACGTTTGCCAGCGACAGTCATTCTATATAACACCGGTGTCGGGATATCCTTTATCCATTCAGCGGCATAATACTGTTGCTCTGTCTCCAGATCATACTCAACCTCCATCTCCTCCTTAGGCTCGTTTTTAGGCTCTTCAACAGGCTTTTTCTCCTCGACCATATCTTTCTTTGGGATCGTTGACAAAACGTCTAATATGCCAAAGAAAGCGGTAAATTTAGGATCTGTATGATATGATCTTAATATTGGTAACGATGATCGCCAATAATATGATGACGCATTCTCGTCCATTGTCTTATTATGAACAAACTCTATTACAATACCATCATCCGTGATAACCACATGATGTTTTTTGGATAAACGGACTCTCATATCATCAAACGATTCTTGATCGCTTATGACTTCCATATCCGTGCCTTTCTTATATATCGTATCACTTATAGCTTCGTATCCAAGAGCTAGAAGTAATTTTTGTTTTCTTCTATCCATGATAATAATCTGGTTTTTAATTTACCATCCTCCTCGACTCTAGGTGCGAGATCCCTCATCCTTCTGGCTGCCAACAGCCATACGTTGCCAAACTCGTCCAAGAGCCGGCTGAAATCCATCGTATCTAATAGATAATCGAATCTTGTATGCTCATCAGCCGTCAAGTAGATAATGTTATCATTATCCTCAGCAACTGATTTATATTTCCGTTTAGGGTATAAGTGGCATATGTTGCTTACCCCCGGGCATGGTATGTATGCGCCGGTAGCAGATCTCCTTGTCATACTCAATCTAGCCACATGGGCGCCAAAGAAAACGGCTAGGCTCTTCCCCTTCGGCTTGGCCTTCACCCGTATCGCCGCCCTTTCCTTTGGCGGTAGCTCCTTGGCTCTGCACGCGGGACACAACCCCTTACTCCTTATGGTTACCATCCTCCCACATCTCTCACACGGTAACATCCTACCTCTCATGCCTTTTTCTTTTTATAACTTTTGTTGAACTCCATAAGGCTCATAGCCCTATACCTCTTAAGCCTATTAATCTTACCCTCAGTCCAATCTTGATCCTTGAAGTTGATGATCGTATCGAATATCTGAGCTAGTTCCCGGATATTAAAATTCCGGTTCTGTATTTTTTTATAGAATCCGGACCTACTATACCCTAACTTGGAAGCCAGATAAGTTTTATTAGATAATGTGAGGATACGATAAATCGTACCCTCCATCTTGCTTATCTCCATCAACTTCTCGGCGACGGATGACATGGTTTCGTAGCTAGCCTTGTTGCTTACTATCCTCATGCTTCTCCGGGTTCCTGATCTTACCGTCAAACTCATAGAAATCCATCAACTTCTTCTCCTCCTTAATACAGGTTACCACGAAGTCTGATATAGTCCCTTTCATGCCTTTCTCGAAATTCTTTTTGGCATGATCAAGGTCATTGGCCCGAACGATGTAGTTAAACGCCTTGCGTTTCTCATTGCCCGATTTCTCGTCTATCGTAATATAATCAGCCGTGACCTTATAGAACCGGTCTCCATCCATGGCAAACAATTCAGCTATCCTGAATCGTTTGATATCAACGCTAAACTCACCGGAGATAAACGGTCTCATCTCCTCTATGATTCTAACTTCACACTCGGTATAAGAAAGAGCATCTACTAAATATTCTTCCTTAACCTTCTTCTTCATGCCATTCTCGGCATCGGCCTCATAAGAAACCGTACATTTAAACCAATTGTGCATTTTAATCTATATTATTATTAAACAAAGGATAATCTTTTATTCCTTCACGAATATATCTTTCCGTATCATCATCCACGTCATAAGCTTTCTTAAAAAACGTCATAGCCGTATTCGTATCATGATCCACCAACGGAAGATATTCCTTTACAAAAAGGAATCTAAGATGATTCATATGATCAATCTTATTTCTTACATCGATTACCTTCGACCAGATCTCGGCATGGATTTCACTCATTCTTTTTATATCCTTCTTGTATTTATCTACCTGATCTTTATACTCCTCCTCAATCTTATTATTCTTGTCCTTTATAGATTTGTAGGATTCCTCATCTTTCGTATCAAACATTGGAATATGTTTGATATTGATTATATCCAACTTATTATATATCTTATCATTGGATATAGTGAAATCGTATGTAGTCTTGTATAAATCAAACTTACTTAAGAACTTAGCTATTTTAATAGCATCATCCTGATTAAAAACAGCTATGCTCAATCCTTCTAAAAGGTAGAAGAAATTAGATGGAGAAATAGGCTTGTAGTCGTATGTCTTCATAACTGGAGGTTCGTCCACAAACCTAACACCCTCCTTAGCGCATCTTGTTATGATCAATCTATCTATCTGCTCGTCAGTAAGATCATATATCTCCTGATCGGTCATCTCATTAATTGTCTTCATCGTCATCCTTCTCCATCATTATAGCCTTTACCGCCTTTTGTTTATAAACCTCACTCATAAGGCAGGTAAAATCCATATCATCCATACCAGCCATAACATTGGCTTCTACTTCCAAATTCATCTCAATGTTCATTACCGAGACTTCATAGTTACTATCATCTTCTTTATAGGAAATGACTTTGCCACCATACTCGAAACCATCATCTTCGGTCTTAACCATATCGATGATCTTCTCCAATTTCTTTACAAACTCACTCTTTTCCATATATATAATTTTTATGTGTCTACAAAAGTAGACATTTTGTTTTTGAATTAAATTAAATAAACATTATTAATAGTTAATACTATCCTTTCTCCTATCATTCATATTTATTCTTTGGTAATTATACCCTAACATCTGCTCCATCTTCTTTAACCCAATTAACCGTATCGCAATGCCAGCAATACCCTGTCTCAGAATCCTTTTTATGAGAATGGGAACCACATGTAGCGCACCAATAATTATCATCTATATTGTATGTGTAACTTTTATCCTCATGCATCTTATCTATTCTAGCTACCCTATCTTCCAATAGATCCTTTAGATAATGGCATTCATAAGGCCTATCTTCTTCCCTTAATATATAAACATCTATGTCCATCATATTCCCCATCCTGTCCGTGCACATCAGCTCGGCGGCATGACGTACATTCCCTTCCGGCATCCCCGGGACTATCTCCCGGATCACTGCCTCCATCTTCTCTTGGTATTCGGTGTCTACCTTAGCCACCAAGTCTTCTAGTTTATCTATTAAGCTCATAATTTTTATTGTATATAATTACTATTTGATATTTATACATATTTATTCTGTATCATCTTCACATTCACCTATCATATCCGTATGACCAAATATCATATCAATAAATTCAAGCATCTCATCATTAAACGATCCGCTTTCTTCTTGCAGCTTCCTACATTCATCCTCGGTCAATCCACAAGAAGACACCAGTTCCTCTGCGGCCTGCGTCCATCGCCCGTCGTAGGCTAGCTCCTGAACCGCCAGCCATATCCCTTGGTTCATGCCCTTCATTCTTACCTTATCTAAAATATCCTTATTCTCCATATCCTCAATCATTTAAATTCTTGTTTATTACAACAATCTCTATATCGTTTAACATCTTATCTTTTAATACTTTCTCTACCATTCTTGGAATGACATTAAAATCTTTATTTTTAAGCTCATTATCTACCATAAGCTTAATCATCTGCTCTATATTATTATCATTCCCGTAAGTATTACATATACACTCCTCAACATATTTTCTTATATCAGATCTAATTGCATTGATTATATCTTCCTTCGTAAGCCCAAGCTCATTATGGATATAATTCTTTATCGCTTTATATTCCTTACTTCTGCTCATAATCAATCTCCTTTCTCTTAAATTCACCTATGTTTAATATCCCTCTATCTCCTTCAAGTGCTAAAGAGATCGGAGGTATTGGCATATATAATTTAACTACCCCGTCATCGTAAAATGGATGCGGATATTTATGATACTTGGCAAATTTGCCCCAGCCTTTAAAGAAGTAAGCCATGGAAATACTTTCTCCATCAGTGACAAGATAATAATCATCTACATCCGGTAGCCCATCGCTTACTTTTATCCACGGTGATTGCTTTGACCGCCATTCGGCACCGGATTTAAAACCAGAAGCAATCATCTCTTTAATGGCAGAAATGCCGTTCGGTACTCCATTTGTTCCAAACGAACTAATAACCGATCCTGCGTATTCAATCGCTACTTCTACTGTCTGTTTCATAATTCCCCTCTTGCTTTAAGTCTTTTGATTGCATCTTTTCTTGAGTATGCACAGATCTTTTGTCCTTTAATCGTGAATTCTTTCAACTCTCTAGAAGTCGATGGACGTCGATAATCAGGATTGAATCTCATCCCTTCATTTGACAATCTCTGATTAGAATAAATATTGGTAATTATATACTACTTTGCACTATCTCTAAAACAATAAAAGGACACATAACCATGTATCCTTTTATTATTCAATCGTTTTTCTCATTTTTCTTTCCCTTTCCTTCTTTTTTAACGCTCCAAGAAAGAGTTTTCCGAAAAAGAGGATCACGGGGATCTATTTTTGGATTATAGCCGAATATGTTATCGGCTATTCTCTTCATCTCCTTCTCAATATCTTTATGTATTACTACTTCTATGTCTTTCTTTTTTCTCATGCTGCCATATTCTTTAACTGTGAATACCTTAATCGGTGTCCGATATTCTGCAAAAGTACATCGAATCTTTCACATTCGGAAAGATGTTTGGTATTATACCTAAAAGCTGATGAGTCCACGTATCTTTGCAGATGTTTCCTAGACACCCAATGATGGACACCCTTCAACGTTCTCTTTAAGTGTCCCCAGAATCCTTCGATCGTATTAGTATGTCTATACCCAATGACGTAAGCGCCTTTCTTATGATAGACAACACCGTGATCGTATAGGTTAGGATCTAAGTTTCTATAAGCTTGCCATTCATCCGAGAAGATTGTAGATCCCGGACATACAACATCATTGATGATCGGGATCAAGGTTCCGGCTTTCGTATCGCTAACAACCTTAGCTATAACAAAGCCTTCTCGTTGCAGCATACCAAATACCGGGACCTTGTCCTTACAACTCCTGCCTCTTGCGTTTCTTACCTTCTTACTACTATGCCTATTCTTATTCAATCCTCCTATATAAGTCTCATCTATCTCAACCTCTCCATTTAGACATTGGCTAGCATCTATATTGAAACAATTCTGGATACGTTGCAACATAAACCAAGCCGTCTTTTGTGTTATGTTAATGAACTTAGCCAACTGAACGGAAGAGACACCCTTCTTAGCGTTTATGACGATATAGCAAGCCAACATCCATTTCCTCAACGACACTTTCGTGTTCTCGAAGATCGTGTTTGTCCGGACGTTGAAATACTTCCCCGTATTCTTGCACTTGTATCGGTTTCCCTTGCATTTATAAACCTTTGAGTCTGGATCGTACGGAGACACGACATGATCACCCCATCTCTGCCTCTCCAAAAAATCAATACATGATTGCTCGGTAGGGAAGAACTTCACTAACTCATCAATAGATTTAAAATGATTCATCTCAAACATAACACTCTGATTTTTACTCTATAAAGATAATAAATTCGTTCTAAACCAGCAATCAAACCACAATCCAATATAATCATATTAAAATTGTTTTGGTTTTAATTAGGATTGTTTAGAAATAAGATCACTATATTTGAAAACAAACTTTAAAATCTAATGTTATGGAATTTGAAACATTTTCGTGTATAGTTTATGATAGAAAAATGATTAAGAAAAAGGCTGATTGTTCTATGGATAGCTTTAAATTTCAACCCAGAAAAATTAGTAGTGATACTATTGCTATACGTTTAATACTAGATGATTATACACGACAGACCCAATTTTTTATCTCATCCAATTTTAAATTGGATGTATCTGCTTTACATAAAGACTTTTATGGTGTTATAGCCGAGGTTATGTATAAATTTTGCCTTGAAGAAATTAATAAGATAGAAACAGAAAGAAATATTGCATTTCAAGATTATCCAGATAAGCTGGACATATATAACAAACTTAGGGAATCTGGTTTCCAAGGATTTTATTAAATTCCTTATCAAATTCGTCCCATTTATGTGGAGGAACCATACCAACCCTAGATAGTATTCCATTCTCCATCTTGGTTATTTTTTGCTTATGGAAAGTTTTATACTTTGTCTGATTAGGATCATCTAAAAACTTTTGGAAGTCATCTAATTCCCAATCTTCTAAGTAAAGGTCTTTTTGATAATCTTTTGCTGTCTTCATATTTGTAATTTTTAAAAGTTAATAAATATAATAAAACAAAAGCGGGACTAGTCTAAATCTAATCCCGCTTAAATATTTTCTATGTTATATGATCCTAGTCTCTAATGAACTCAATTTTCATGGTTCCCACACCGGAGGCATTGATCGTATTGGCCTGTTCCCTTAGATTATTCTCCCATGTATCGACCTGTGATTTTGTCCCGCAAAAGTGGCTAGACGTGGTTGATGACGCCCCATCAACGTTATATGTAATGACACAAGTCGAGCATATTTCACCTAAGACACTATCTACGCTAAAACGATCGTCATCGTGGCAAGAAATAAGCAGGAAACATGATACCGCTAATAAGTATATGATACGTTTCATGTTAATCCCCATAAACCGTTATCGTATACTTGGCGAACAGCCCTAAGACGCTTGTTGACTTCTGATCAATATGACTAATCTTTGTGATACCGCCGTCTTTAGCCGCTTTTTGTACGCTTGCATCCCCGAATGCGAACCAGCCCAAGACGCTTGTTGCCGTAGCCTCTCCTTTCTTAGATCCTAAAGGATTTGAAGTTACCGAGACTGGTGATTGAGTCTCTTGATAAACATAACCTGTTACCGGAGACTTTACCGCTGCGCAACTTGATAACAAGAATGCCGTACTGATAAATAAGAATGCTTTTTTCATTGTGTGTTTGTTTTTGCCCTCCCTGTCCCCTTCGTTCGGTGGTTTCTAAATAAAAGAAGCGTGGGGACTATTGGATGTTACCGTATTTGAGGCTCTGGACTGCCCACCACTCGATAACAAACAACAGCCCCACGCCTTATGATTGTGTATAGTTTGCCCCTAAAGGTAATAATACAACAACATAGGCGTAGGAGGCATCTTTGTCTATCATCCCGAGTGGTTGAAATTGTCCAGATTTCAAATACGAGATAATATCTTAACGCTTCTACGTCTTTATTCTAATACGTGGGACAAAGATAGAAATATGAAAAAATAAAAACAATTTAATTTGTATTAATTTCTCTCAAAACACTAAATATCGGTTTGATTATTGTATAGTTATTTGAAGTTTGTCATAGAGATGACAATAGTAATGTAACTTGCAATAGTTACAAAAAAAAGAGGAGGCTTTATTATGAGCAATTACTCAGAAAAGCTTCTGGATCTTATTTTTAGCAAAGGTTCTATAGCTAGAGGCATGAACCCTAAGTTGTATCGAAGAGATTGTTACGGCAATCTCATGTTTCGACGCTCTTATGGCAAGTACACTGAATTAGGGTGGAATGTTGACCATTCTAAACCTATTGCTAAAGGAGGAACAAATAGCATTCGCAATTTACAACCCATGAATTGCTTTGCCAATTGTTCAAAAGGAGCCAGATATTAAGCTTTAGACAGTATGTCTATTTTGACATACTGTCACCTCCTCTCTTTATTTCTAACAAACTCAATACCTATTAGTTTATGACTGTTGGTGATAATTATTGATAGGGAGGTGTAAACTGGTATATAATTACCTAATCAAATACGCTTTTTCACCACGCTTATTTCTTACGATTCTTCCGGCCTCAAAGTGATAGCCATAAGAATAAATACTTTCACCTTCAAAGAAGAAATTCCTACCATTTACAGATTCTTTCTTTTCGTTTGCCCATAAATGAGCGATCATCCTATTGTCCATATTTATTAAGTTTTGAGTGTTAACTATTGATTATACTTGCTAAAAATAACATCGACACAAGTTCCGCCAATAGCGTTTGCGTCATTATACGAATAAAAACCTTCTGTTTCCCAATCCACACCAACTGGACAACCATCTGCATGTTTTACAAAGTCATCAATTTCTTGCGCTTCCTCATTAGATATTCCAGTGTAGTCACCATTAATCAAAGCCCCAATCCAATAAATCGGAAGCCTATATCTTATTATCTCTATATTCATAACTTTATCAATTTACAATTACTACCTTTTCATTCTATTTTATTCAATGGACCGGCATACGCTTCCCCATTCTCATAATAAAGCTGGTCCTCATACTGGTTATGATGAAGCTTCTCACGTATCGCATCTTCATCTTCAGCCCAATGTTTATATTCCTCATGCCAAGTCTTGAAAAAATTATTATAACATTTTTCTATTAAATCCTCTAAAGAGAAATTCTCCGGGTAAGTACACCAAGTATCGTAATAATCAATTATTGGTTTAAGAAGATAACAATCATAACACATCCCTGTTAATGGACAATTGTCTTCGTATCCCAATATTACCCGACTGCGTCTGCACTTGTAATTATATTTCCCATCTATATATTTGCCTATAGAATAATATTTACCTTTCGTGATATGTGGCATAATGTTGTTATTGATATACCTGAACAATAATTTACCGCATAGATTCTTAGGGAATATATCACGATTATAATCTGTAGGATGTTCATAAATAGGATCATTGTATTTAAACTCATAACTAAAATCATATCTCTCGTATCCAACTTCCCAATTATAAACCCTAGTATCTGTCATATCCTCAAAGGCTTTCATCGACTCTTGATAGTCTATACTATAAGCATCCATACATTGCTCCATTACATTCCAGCGCTCACGCTCTATGATCTTTTCTTGTGAATCTTTTGACAGTTCATCAAACTTATACACTTTTAATACAATCTCTTTCATAATTCCTCCTCTTTTAATATAATTAGATCCCTAACGTCAATCGAATGACATACGTACCTCCCAATCTATGTTCACGTTTAGAGATATGATTGTAGTTATTCTCACGACCCACTACAATCCCGATCCAAGTATTACTCATCCTTTATCTTTACGAATGGGTTTTCTACATAAAACTCCACTACATCCTTAGATTTTATAGATGTCACTATACCGGTGGTATCCACAAACCCTTCAGTCTTGTCCATTGTCAAGTCCTCTATCTTATCTCCCGGTAGAAAACAAAGATTATAGTCTTGATCAATATACATAATCATCTTTAACCTAACCATGTCGTCAATGATGCCTTTCATTCTCTCCACGACATCTAATTGATCATCACTAAGCATTAATCTACTTTTTGATGATTTCACTAATCTTATGTCTCCATTCTTGTCAACTACAGTTAAGTCATTGAATTTATACACATCTTCACATGTTCTGTAATATATTTCCTTACAATAAATTTTTCCTTTATTATCTATTTCAACATCAAAATATTCCAACTCCCCCTTGACAGCTCTTCCGTTTTTGTATTTCCACACATCACCTATTGGAGCGAATCCATATAATGACTTAAAAACATCATATATTGATAGTTTTGTCTTAGGGATGCTCTTGCCCTTTTTAAAACATTCTTCGGACGAATAAAATAATTTCCCATCTAATGTCTTCTCAGTCCTACATCCTCCCCATGTTCCTACATATCTAACTACTCCATATGTAAAACTGATCAAGATCTTATCAATCTCAAACCACTTTAATTTTTCTGACATATCGTCAAAAAGATATCCACTCTCTAAATAAACTGATAAATACTTTTCGTTTCCATAAAAATTTATTTTTTTTAAAATTAAACAATATCATTTACCTTGATCACTATGAGTCTCAATATTATGAACAAGCTCATATAGATCATAATCACTACACTCTGCTAAACATAAAGAGAAGACGTTCCTGTCGTTAATCGTAAAATAGTTATCTTCTAATATGAAGATAGATTTTCCTACCTCTAAAAAACAGTCCCATAACTCATTACCTCTTTTGTTACCAAACACTTTCTGGAAAGTATGACGATCTGCCTTATTCTCGAATTTGCGCATTCGTCTAATCCACTCATATCCGTGTCTCACTAAATCCAATCCATTGACCTCCTCGAAGCTCCCGTTTTTCTCAATCCATTTATTTACATCTATCAACATATTCCCTTATAATATTACATTAAACAACTCGTTTAACCTATCTATCTCACTTAGGTATTCATCTTCTTTATCAAATCCAATTTGCGTCCCTCCCTCCAATCCAAAGGACAGGGTAAAGGATATGACCCAGCCCGATCCGTCCACGGCCTGCCCCTTGGGAACCCAAGACATCACCGCTTTCTTGGATATCCACCATCTCCCTATCTGAACGAAATCAGGATAGTTGTCCATTAAATACACCATCTGATTAGCCATCTTATTAACATCATCAAAAGGCACTATATGATACTTGTTTCTTATCCTGACCTTCAAGAAGGGGTTATCCATATTATATGCCGCAAATGCTGATATCACGGAACTAGGATATCTAACTCCTTTTATTATCACCCATTTCATATATCACCCCCTCTTTATATAACATAAATTCATTGGATAAAATTTATCCGCGCTCTCTTTCCCGTCTCCTCGAAAGTTAGCCAGCCCGCATGTCAGGATGCTCACAAGGTTATCCACCACCTCCAACTCGCTCGATTTGAACCACGCCAACTGGCTGTAAGTTTCACCTATCCATATTATACTCATTCTCCCGTCCCGACTGACCTCCTTCACCAGCCCTATATGGTTTTTAGTGTCCTTAATCACATTTAATTCGTCAATATTTGTAAGCCGAACAAAATCCATCGGCCGTATCACTTTATTCTCGTCCATGTCTTTATCCTCCTATATTCTTTTTATTCTCTCAATTTACGCTTAACCTCTTTAACATATTTAGTAGAATGTAGTCCCCTATGCAATCTTATAGCCCGATCTATATCCTTTTTAGGATTATGATGAGATTGATATATCTCGAACATTTCCCTAGCCTTGATAGGATTTGTTCTATCATCGTATCTATACCGCTTTTTCTCCCGTTTAAGACACAATATCCTATTAACCTCATCTACATACACCTTTTTCATCTGCCACCTCCCTAAAGCCCCTGAAGTGGCGTTGTACGCCCGATCGTCGTTCCTTGACTCCACGAAAGATATGGCGGCCGCCAGCTTGTCCCATACCCGTGCCTCGATCACGGCCGGCTTCGGGGCGAGGGGCATGCCTCCGTTCCTTTTTGGCGGTGTCAATATTATCATCGCCGTCACGAGTAAGTATCTTATCATATTTCCTTGTTTTTATAAAATTCCTCCCCAAATTTCACGTTATCCACATAATCCTCCATACACTCATGAACAATTATATGAATATCCCCCTCCGTATATGTTACCTCTGACATCAGCCTCTCATTAGTCATCCACCAAGAATGACTATCAATATACCGTGTCTCGAATCCATGATCATGTAACAGACACATAACATTATGTTCTAAATGCTTACCCATCATCACATAATCATACACGATATATCCGTTGATACTTTCATGAAACCATCCGAATGCGCAAACATATTTACTCATTAGCTCATACAACTCCCTTGCCACCGGATTAGGTGTTACCTCATCCATATCAAAATCCACACTCTCCTCGATAAGCTTATCCACATCCCGCTCATCAATACAAGCTCTAGGCATGCCTTCCGCCCTCACATGAAGGCGTGATCGGTGATCTCTACTTAATACTGTCCCGACATATCTTTCTCCTTTTGCATACCCTATATTATGGTTACCAGTTATACGAAACATGATTTTGTCACCTACATTAATTTCTTCTATATTTAAGATATTTATATTATTTGTTATCCTTTTTATACAAAAAGAGGATATAATGGCATAATATTATGATATCAAGACACGAATACGTTATCTATCATATTATCATACATACCCTCCATGCAACGTTATTCACGGCATTATATCGTATATGATGCCGCATACCATAAATACGTCTAATCAATCCTCTTTTAAGGGCTTATTGCCATTTAGGTAACTAGCTATGCCTAATATTTTCGAAATAAGGGCTTTTTTAGCCTTATACTCATCGTTTATCCCTATTATCGCATATCTGTATACCATCCCATCCTTCGACACCTCCACGCCCACGTATTTAGGCGCAACGGTATCCCTATGTAATACGATAAACGGGCTTTTGCCGTCCAGCTCATTTATCAACTGATTAAACTGTCGCCTTGTCATCTGATAGTGATATTATTTCCATGTTATAAATACGATCTCTTTTTACCCTTATCTTCTCGCATAGCTCATCGAAGTACTTATCTTCTTCTAACTTATCAACATAATATGATACACTTGATTTAGAGCTTCCTTGAAGATATATATTTCCTCTTATATTCCTTGAGAAAAAATTAGGTAAGACCATCTTTTGTCTCTTATCCTTGTTATCCATGTAAGATATAACAACAATCCACAACTCTGGTTCCCGTTCTTTTATTGATAACATAAGATCAAGACTCGATTGACTATTGATATCCCTCCTGCCAGTTTCGTTATAACGTAGAATAATATAATCATCCGCGTTATCGTCCTCAACCATCACGACTATAGGGCGATCGCTCTTCCCATTATCACATAATACTCTTGGCTCTTTCCCGTTGCGGAGATATACCTTATCGTAATCTCCGTTTTTGTATATCTCAAAATCAAACTCTATCACCATATCATTTCCTCCTATTGATATATTGCTGTGTACGTCCTTCTTCTATCTTCTCGAAGTAAAACTTACTCCCATATAACCGGGTGAAGCAGATGTTATACCCGAAATGCTCCGCGCGTCTGATTTGCGCATAACCTCTACTAATGTCATTATTATCAATCAGCGTAACAAAACAATGTGATCCTACCTCTGTGTTTAAAACCAGATTTTCCCAATCTTTTACCTCCATATCAAATCTCCTTAAATAATTTTTTGTTATGATTATCGCTATTATACCATTTATCAATATTATCGTACTGCTTTGGATAAACCCCATAGGCCTTACACCACCTAGGTAACGGCCCGTTCAACGCATCTAACGCCGTCGCAAGGTCGAACGTAGCCTCCTCCTTGATACAACACCCCGATCCACTCCCACGGCTCGGTATATAAGCTCTACTATATGCTACGCTCATCCCATATTCCCCATGACTCAGATACCCGATGTTGGGTGAATCAGGGAAGGCGTAATACAACATTATATAATCACCCTTACTCCAACCTCTATTATAAGTATCATCCTTCCATGCGAAAACCCTGCAACCGGCTTCTTTTAATTCCGCTGCCGCTCTTTTTAAAATATTATCTTCCATACTACTTACATTTAAGTTATGCCAAGGCGCCGGGAACCGACCCCGGACCATATCCGCACACGTACGATCATGGTATTCCTTCCGCCCCGCCAAGGTCATGGTCACAATATTAACAAACTAAAATCTAATGTTCATATCATTACACATCTTAAAGAAGACCTCCCTTATTATCTTTTTGTACAAGATGTATATCTCATCATCATCATCGAACTCCACTTCCCATGAACGTAATAAATACCTGATATCGCAATCCGCTGTATGAATCCTGAATATAGACGGAACGCTCATTATGTAGTCCTCGAAAGCTTTCTTAATCCCATCCCTTTTGATATGTTCTTTATACTCATCCTTAAACACGTTAAGCATAAAAGCCAGATACTCCCTATCATATCTAAACTGCTTTTTGTAATTATCAGTATCTATATGATCTAGTATATATATTTCTATAGCGTCCCTGTCGTATTTTGACATACCTCTTCCTCCTGTTTTTGATATTTAATGACCCTTTTCTCCCCATACGCCTTCGCTAACTGAATAAGCTGGCCGGTAAACACCTTGGTACGGTGTCTTACAATCTTATCCACCAACTCCGGGCATCTGGTTCTCCATCTATAATTAACCTCGCCCTTAGCTTTCTTCTTGTAATATCTGTAAAATGTTACGGCCACTACCACTTCTCCATCTTGTTCAAAAGCCACTAAATCGTAATTGTTGTAAACTATTTCGTTCATGTTGTTATTATTTTTATGTACTTAATCACCTCTTCTGGTAAGGATGCTAGATCCTTAACTCTTTTACCGAAATCGTATGTCTTTCTCTTCCACGGATAATAATCCCCTACATACATCGCTATTCCTTGAGGATGGAACGGGTTCGAGCTACAACTAAATATCGGGTAATACGGGACATTATTATGATCATTACTCTTACCGCTTACACACACGATAGTATATCTATCAGCCGTTTTATCACCCAAATCATACACCCTTACTTTTACTTTCACACCATCGGCGTTTGTTATAACATTATTCATACGCACCTCCTTTATTGTTCACTATTAAACTAATCTATCTCCCTACCATATATAGTATACGATCCACACCAGCCACGATTCTCGTTCGATACCCTAATATGATCTACAGGCTTATCTCCTGCCATACAATTAGCGTAGGACAATACCGCCGACATGCTTCTAAACCCAGAATCCGTTGCTGATTTAATAAGCTTCCTATCATATCCAAATACCCATATCTTTATAACATCTTTCTCTTTTACCGTCCTCCTTACTCGCATAATCTTGCCATATAATAAATAAACATAAAATCTATCTTATCACGGTCATCACGATCCACCCTATGCCCGGTCAAATCCAGAATAACACGACGTTTCTCTACTACTGGTATATTATCGACCTGAATCTTTATATACCGGTATTCCATGACCTCCAATTTCTTGGATAGTATATCCCGAATATCTTGCCGACGGAAATACATGTTTATCCCTATGTGGCTGGATGTTAAAAGACATTCGTCTATTATCCCATCAGTGTCGAACAACAGTAACATATCGTCCCTCTCGATAGTATATTCCATATCAAGGATCTTGATACGTTTGCTTCCGTCCTTCTTATCTGATATAAGAACCTCTATCATATCCTTATCAGTCGTAAGGATATAATACGCCTCGTCCTTTGTAATATTATTACGAAGATAAGACAGTATCTCATCTTGTAATTTTATAATCTCGTCCATGTTATTAGTATTGGTTATTATATACTATTTTACACCATATATGTTGTAAAACATACACATGTTATTTAATTTCACATTCTTCTTTTCTAATTTTGTCTCACTCAATCGAATCATATAGTCCCTTGTTTCGGACAAGACGGTTGAGCAAAAGAGGTCTTTGATTACCCTAAAAAATATTCGTTGGGTAAGTAAAATCAAAAACGTTTTGTTTAGTAAAAGAATCCGGCGATCTCACTTTTGAGCAACCGGTAGAGGGTATTGGTGATACCCAGTACGGATTTTCGTACAAATGCATATCATTTCTCATTTTTTTGGTGTAAAATGGTATATAATCACCTATTACCACGCCAAAGGAAAGAACGGCAGCCGACACCCGTGACCTACCACGCCGTGACACCGCCGCCCGTTCCCATTGGTATTATTCTGCCACCTCTAATTTCCCGTAATAAGGATAAAAACAACCGTCTCGATAAACCGAATATCTGAGCGTTTTATCCTTTGCTTCATAGATGGAAACACAACCGCTGTTATAAGCGTTGGATAGTTCTTTTGCTACAAATCCGCCTATTTGTTTATAGGTTTTAGGCGTATCCCTCAACGGTCTGCCTACATATATTTTTACTCTTTTGCACTTCTTGTCGCCTACGTATATATCCTTTTCTCTAAGCTCCGTTAAATACATGAATCTCATATCAGCCGATTTTAAATCCAACATTCCTCTACCTCTATCTCCATATGATCCGCCCAATCACATCTATCAACATCCTCTCCATCCTCAAAGTAATAGTAAGCCCATACCTGTACGCCTCCTACCTCTATATATCCATCACTTTTCCATTCTATCAACCCGTCTTGCCTTACCACGTTGGTAGGCTCAGCCCCTAGCGACAGCAGATTATTTACTATACTACCGCCAAATACGTTCCTTGCTTCTTCTTTCGTCATATCACTATCAGATTTTTAATATTACACTAACGCCAAAGGGGAACAGGGACGGACGACCAGCGGGACCTACCCCACGCCATCGCCGCCCCCGTTTTCCCTTGGTTTCCTCCGCATCACCCCATACTAATAAACAATATCCACTACCAATAACACCATACCTCCCATCACTCACAACTGCCTTGCCTTGACGGGAAACTCCTACCACTTGTAAACTTTTACATTTGATTGGAAGATACCCCTTGCTTGAAAGGCGTTTTCCTTGCTCGAAAGGTGTTTCCCTTGTTTGTTGGTATTTTTTCTTGTTTGGAAAGGTTTTTCCTTGTTTGTTGGTATTTTTTCTTGTTTGGAGGTGTCCCATCACGCAAATCCCAAACCTCCCTCGAAATTCCCACGAAAGCCTAAACCTTCCGCTACTTTGTTCCACGTGGAACGCTGATTCAGTCTAGGATATCGAGGTCTTTGTTCTTGATTGCCTTATATACTTGCCTAATACAATGTATTGATAATAAAGCCAATAAAATAACTATGATTAAAGGCAGGGCGTCGCCCGTAGCTATAACATACCGCCCTAACTCAAACGCCATGTACCCACAAAACAAGATGAGTACGAAATACATAAATATACCCATAAAAAATATACAATAAGTAAACACGATTTTAAAACAACACTCAAATAATACAACAAATTGAGTATCAACAACATAATATATATCAATCCCTAGAGCTACCTCTAAGGAAAGATAAGCCCAGATATAGATAAAAAATATACAATAAGTACCGCCTATTATATACCTTTTAGGATCGATTCAAGCGCAAAACCATACATAAGGGCACAATATACCCGTCCGCATGGATATATATGTATACAAAATAATGCTAAATAAAGCATTTTACTTACACATTTTCGATCAAGGCTTAAAATTTGCCGCCTTAACACTTTTATGTGTAAGTAAAACATATGATTATGCTATCATTTTGTAAAATATAGGCACAAAAAAGCCCTTTCGTCCTATATAACTATAGTACGAAAGGGCACAAACTTTAAAATCAAATAAAAACAAACGATCTATTGCCGTAATTTGTTTGCCATGTAACTAACACGTTTCCGCCTACATTTATCAGATTCCCTACTGCAATCTAATTTATTAGACTTGTATAGTTCTTTGGTAAGCTCAATATAAAACTCAATTTGAGACTTTTTTATAGCTTCTAAAGCCTTTTCTTTTTGAAAAGATAGTTTCCTATTCAAATTATCAAATTTCTTTTTGTACATAATATATTCATTTAATTACACCAATAAGAATACGGCACGGCTATGAAGGCACAAAGCCGCCGTTATCGATACGGACAGCAGAGCACACCACGCCCGCCCTATTCCCTTTGGTTTGTCCCTTTGCCCCGAACGAACGAGACCTAATACGCACATACGTTGCCCGTGATACGTACCGACAAGGCGTATTTTGTCCGTCAATTTAACCGCACGAAATACCCTTGTAAGGGTTGTTATTTGCTATCCGTACGCATATTAGGTATTTAAGCCACCCTAACATACGTCGTATTGATACATTAGCACGGAAATAACCCCGTAATACACTCCATGCGTGTTACTCTCACAACGCATAGACATACACCATATACATGCGTATATACACCAATATACCCCGTTATTTTACACGGCCTATCCGGAAACCGGACGTATTAACCCGTCTTGATACAAGCCCAAAGAATAACGGTCCGTCTTGCGACTGAAAACGGACCTAAACCACATTGTTAAGCGGCGGCCTATTTACACAAGCTATCGAACGCCAACGGCTATACCCCTACCCACTTGTGTATGCTTATATCAATATGTCAAATATCGTGTGTTTTTACTCTTAGTTCAGTTGCGCCACGAGAAGGTAAACACGTGCAACCATAACGGGCCGTTGCGGCCCGTTGCTTACCTATCATTTTTAGGATGCGTCAAATAGTATGTAACGCACTTTGCAATGAGATTAAACGTATACCGTTTGATAGGTACGGCGCACTTTACAATACGTTTATCAGATCCGTTAAACACATCATAATATACACCCCCTTCATATTCTATAGGCTCGTTATATCCAAAGCGTTTATGCGCTTTGCCTGTTATCGCTATTTCAGCTACCTTATCCTCTGATAATTTTGTGTTTTTATCCTGATCCTGTTTATCGAGATATATTCTTTCGATCTCCTTGTAAGCGCAAAAGGTTTCATCCACACGTGGCAATATATCCTTGCAAAGTTGTATTACTACCTCTTTATCTTTTGCCAAAGCAACCAGTGCGGGAACAATTGCCTTGTCTACTTTAATATCATTTTCTTTTAGTATCTCATTCACCTCTTTGTTAGATTTAAATAGTTGGCACCACGCCTTAACCGCACCAGTTAGCGTTTTCTCACTTGCTTTCTTTACCTCGCTTTGCACCTTGTTAATTTCCTTGCTTGTCATTAGATCTTACCCATGCCTTTGGGATTTATATTGGCATCTAGCACGCCTTGTTTGTTAATATTGTTATCTCACATTGCAAATATAATACATGTTTTATTTTCAAACAAATATTTTACAATAAAAATTCAACGATTATATATAATAAAACTAATCAAATGTAAATGTATATTAAAATATTGGTTTATATAATTGATAATCAACAATTTAAATTGAAAATAAGCATTCTTTTTTTCGGATCGCTGGTCATTTTCCGTTCCCATTTGCCGCCCTTCTTGGATTGGGGGGGCGGCCCCAAAAACGGCAGCCCGGCCGGGGTGATTTCGGGGAGGTGGTCCGTCCCGCATATAACACATATCCCCACCTCGCATTCCTACGTATCACCCACCACCCGTCCCGCATATCCCCCACATATCCCTACATGTCCGTCATCCCAACATATCCCAAATTTTATTATATTTGCGACATAATTAAAATATAACATATTATGAACAAAGAAGTTAAATACATGGGGGGGGGGGTATTTTAACCCTCAGATAAGGAGGGGGTATGTTTAGGCGCAGGACTTCTTCTCCCGGTAAGATCCACTACCGCGTTAATATAAACAAGAATATGTGTCTTGGCGTTGTAGATATATATATTGATGGGAAGCCATATCAACCTGGTTTTAACGGATCTTATCTTGATATATATCGCGATAAGAAGATAAAAACTATAAGCATAAGTGGCCAGATATCATATCTAAATCCGAAAAATGAGTACAATGTTATTTTGGGCATAAGTGGAGGTATTATAGAGGGAACCCTTACGTATCAATATAATTCGGGTATGCATTGCGAGTTGGCTAATAAGGTGATATACGGGAATAGGATAACTAATTTTGTTCCTGTAACGGTGATAAAAGATCCTGGGAAGATCATTAATTTCACTTACAGATCTGAATTACAGACTCAGGTTTTAGATGAAAGTTATGTAAGTTGGGATGGTGATTATGTATTAAACGATAATTGTATAGTAACTGATCTTTGTTCGGGATGTGAATCTTATGCCTATGGGAAAAGTTCTCGTGGTAACTATCGAGTAACGGTAAGGATAGTGTAATCCCAAGGGAAGGAGGGAGACCTCGTCCTTCCGGGCCTCCCCCGTCCTACCACCGCCTCCCGTTCTTTTTGGCTTCTCGGGTATTGTCTTTGACCGGATATCAAGAAATTCATATCTTTGGGACAAAACCATAATCATGTTAGACATCTATCTTTTATGCTAACCATAATCCCGATCTTGCTTTCTTACGACATAAGGGATGAGATCATTGAGTTGATTGGTGATATGGATAGCCGGATCGTGGCAGATACTTCGGTATATAAAACGAACCTGCCCTAGGTAATTACTAGGGTAGGTGATGTGCTATTTTCTTTTAACATATTTATCTATAAGATCTATTGATAGTTTAGCTCCCAGCTCCTCCTCCAATAGGTTAAGGTAGTTCCGGTGCAGGCATCCGCCCCGCTCCACCTCCCTAAAGCCGGCCCCGTCCCTGATCCTGACCATCCCTTTCCTTGGATCCATGTCGATCAGATCCCGAAGCTCGTTCATGTTCTTAAACCGGTTCTCTATCACCTTAAATACATCGATCTTAGGTTTCTTATCCTTGATCTTTATCTTAACCCTTCCGCTCATGATCACCTCCCCGTGCTTCCGAATCCACCATCGCCTCTATCGGTATATCCGAGGTCATCCAACGACTTCACCTGATCCCATACGATACGTTCCCTCCTACGGATAAGCAATTGAGCTACCTTGTCCCCAACCGAATAAGAAGGATCTCCATAGCGATCTATACGTCTACATACTACCATAATCTCACCCCTATATCCTTCGTCAATAGTTCCCGGGGCGTTTTGGATAATGGACTTGGTTTTGGTGATGCTGCTACGAGGTCGGATCTCCATCTCATAATCCTCAGGTAACGACACATGCACGCCAGTATGGTATATGATCCTACCACCATCAAGTTCTATATTCTTAACGAACAGATCCATGCAAGCGTCATCCTTATGGGCGTACTTAGGCAATATCGCTCCTTCTTCCAGCCATATCTTGACCTTACAAGCATCTATATCTTCAAGTAATGATTCTACCTCATTATAACTCATTGGTTGTTCTGACGCCAATGAAATGGCTCTTGCCAATAAATCTTTAATCTTACTCATTTTATCTTGTTTTTAAATTCCTTCCCTTTCGGACATTGTAATTTACATTCCTCGCCACAAGCGGAACAGTTGGGTCTCATTCCGGGCACCCCTCTTCCCCCGTACGGCCAGTAGGCGTAATCGCAGACGTTCCTGAACGCCTCCATCGCCTTGATCTTGGCATCGACGGTTATCTTCTCCTTCACCTTTTTCATGCTTTTCCTGAACTCGTCTTTCATATCCTTCCCTTCTATCTGTCTGGCCTTACGTCTCTCATTCCACCAATTATAGTAGAATTTATCTGCCATCTTATAAGCTTCTGGGTCAAATTTATCACGGTGCAGGATAGGGGCATCCTTGACCTTTCTCAAATTCCTGCCACAAACATAAGCAAGCCCGGCGTACGGAGGTATGTCCTTAGGATCAACCAACCCATCTGGCACGCAGTAGTAGAAGTAATTTGGGCGACCGTACCTGACCCAGTCCCCGGTCTCGTATAGGGCTTGCTTCCGGGCCTCGAACCAGCCTTGCATTACTTGGTGCTTTTCCTGTTTCTCGAAATCCTTGTTATAGTCAGCTAATGATATCTTGACCTCAACCTCATAAGCGTACATAGATCTGGTTATAGCCAGATAATCGGATTCCCAATTATACACATATAAGTTGTTTATAATCCATCTGGGAGACACCAAGAACTTTCTGTTCAGGATATCGAGTATATCCCTCTCCGTATAATTATTTGATAGCCGTACTCCCATCTCCTGTCAAAGGATTATTTCTGAATCCTACCGCCATTATAGCGTTCGATACCAATCTACGTAATCCGCCCATATCCTTATCATGGAACGATAAAGTGGTTAAGATATGACCATTGGTCTTATCATAAGATTTTATCATCAACACAGCCACATACTCACCCATCATCTTTCCGTTCATAATATCAAGATCGATTATGCCGTGATCTATTAGATCAACCACATCCCATCCTGATGGCAGGTACTTTTTTATCTGATTAATATCCATCCCAAATAGTTATTATAAAAAGGAGGGTCGTGCTACCCTCCTATAGATACACACGAAAAATAGAACTGAAAGCGATCTTAAGCACGTAAGATTTTGTTGATTCCCGTAGGCTGTCTACCGGTTATCGTTATACCGACCTACAGGAATATGTTTAAGAAAACACCATGTACCCCAACCACGACTCGAACGTGGATCCCATCTTTAGGGGAGATGTGCTACTTTCCTCTTGAGCTATTGGGGCGTATACCCTGATCCTCACGGACAAGGGTATCAAACAAAATCTAAACTCTAAATCTAATGACAAACTCTATTAATCTAACTGTGGACCCGGCCGGACTTGAACCGACAACCTGCTGGTTATGAGCCAGATGATCTCACCAATTGATCTACGGGTCCTAAATATACCACATCGTCTTTCACAAGAGGATGTAGATAGGAATTTCTCGAAGTGGTAATTATATACAAATTTACACCTGTATAATTAGTTAATAAATTTCTTAACCGGGTTATACCCAAACCCTGTATGGAGTGGCATTACTGCGTCCCCCTTTACTTTTCTCATGATATTATAACTTCCGTTGATGTCAGCGTTAATAAGAATACCGTCTCTTGTCCTAAAAAGACCTCTTCTTACCCTTCTTCCAACATAAGTATCATGATGACATATTGGTTCTAAATCGAAAGAACTGCATTTTGACGTATGAGATTCGTTTACTTCAACAAATCTTAGTCCTTGTCTTTCCGATTTATATCTTAACATTGATATAAGCATCTCAAATGGAATCGAAACAAAATTCTGATTATTTCTTTTACCAAGGTTCACATTTTGCTTCCATCCATCATTATGACCTACTATCAATGTTGTTATATCTTCCTTCAAGCAAGTATTTATTATCTCCTTGCTTGCCTTATGAAGATAATCTTTCACCTTATTGTTTCTCCTTCTTGTTAAGGACATTAACCGTCTCGAATTTTCTTTTCCATTTACTTTCTTTAATTGTTGTTGAATCTTCGATCTTTTCTTATTATAATACTGATTGATAGATTTTAGTCTTCTTCCATCTATCAGAATAGACTTATTGCTTACGTTGGTTACGATAGAAGCGAGATTGTTTACACCTAGATCAATAGACATAATCTTATTGTTATCATCAAGTTGTTTTTTTGCAATTGACTCGTATGTAACTTCTATGACATAACAATCGGATTTAGGGACAAATCTAACCTGTTTTACAGTACCCTCCTTGCAATTAGTTCTTAAAGGAGGTAATCCTTCCTTTTTAGGGAAATAGATAAAATCTCCTCTATGTTTAAACTGTGCGTAAGAATAATAAAATACGCTCCTGCCTTTTGTTTTATGCTTATATTTTGGAAATTTAGGACAGCCAGTAAATTTCTTATTATCACGCTTCCATGCCTTGATAGCAGAGAAATAAGATTTTAGATTCTTGTCTAAAGCCATAAGAATCTGCTGAGAGGATGATCCACTCATTGCCCTATAATCTATGTTATTATCCGCTACCATCTTCTTATTAAGATCTACGGCTCTTATCCACTTACCTGTGCTAAGAAACTCCTGCTTTATTATATACAAAGCCGCATTGTACAGATTCTTGGATAAGAAACATATTCGATCTAAATCCTTATATCTCTTATCGTTAATGGTAATTATATGTTGTTCCACCAAATACATAGCGCAAATATAAATAGAATATTTATAAATTCCTATTTATATGCTATTTTTTAGTGTAAAATTATATACAATCACCTATCAACTTTATGAAACTATTGTCCAACATTCTAGCATATAGCACCAATCCTCGAACGGGAACGTATCCACACCAGACCTACCCCATCCCGTCCCCCAACTGTTCTGTAGGATGAAGCCGGCCTTATCCCAACCGGTGAGGATAACGGCATGACCTCCCAAGTTCTGTCCTTGGCCTTGCCAGAATCGATTACCATAATTATAGCAATACAGACCTATAACCAGAGGCCCATTCAGCATCAACGCTACCTTAGCCGATACCGGATCTATGATCCTAGCGTAACTGTTTATTTTCTCCCCATCTACGCCTACGTTTTTGATAGACTTGATAGCGTCACGAAGAACCATCCCGTCCTGATCCTTATCCTCTCTCAGATCATATATATCGTAAGGAGAGATCTTAGCCGGTCTTTTAATAGCCCTTATACTCTTTCTCCAATTAAGTATCTCAGCCAAGCTTATTGCCGCGCAAATAGGGGAAGAACCTTGATCCACTACGCTATCGACATTATTGATCTTATACTCATCAGGAACAGCCTCGTGCTGCATGTTCATGATAGCGTCCCTGTCATCCACTGGTGATGGTATGTAACCTAGTCCGTATTCCATTACTTATCCTTTTTATGATAATCTATTATCTTGATATTAAACGTATCGGATCTTTGCCTTACCTGTATAGACCCCCTAGCCTTTCCCTTGACGTCGTACAGGGCGGTAAAGCCAAAGTTATCGACCCGGCCATCGTCCAGCGTAAACCGCCACTCCTTCCATTGGCCCATCAAGGTCCCGGAAGACACTATGGAATCCACCACATAAGATATATCAGTAGTATCATATTCCGTATAGTAGGTTCTTGACGTACTGCATCCGACAACCGCCAAGGTAAGGATAGTTATTAATAATAACAAGATCTTATTCATTCTTTTTAGGTTTTTTACGTTTCTTAGATTTCTTCTTATTCTCGACATTCGTATCATTACTGGTATCGGAATTAACGACCTCAGTAATCTTATCATCATTTTTCGGTATATCGATATGGCCTGAATTAGGATCCATCTTATCCTCATCGACAACAACCTCATCAGAAACATCGTTATCTAAAGCCTCTGGATCGACATGATTCTCCAGATACTTGATACGATCGGACATGATCTTAATCTGATCCTCAAGTTCAATGTATCTTCTTCTGGCTTCGCTTAGTAATTTGGATGATAGCTTATGTTTCTTCTCGATATCCATATAAGCCCGTTTAAGAGTCTCTTTCTCTTTTACCGACTCATTATATAGCTCTCTTGATTTACTAAGCTCATTCCCCATCTTAACTATATGAGAATCCTTGGATTCTATATCCATATCAAGTGAATTGGAAAGAGTTTCAAGATAGCTTACTTTCTCTTCTAATTCCGTTATCTTCTTGCGGGAATCCTCATAATCTCTTTTTAATCTACTTGAATAGCTAATAGCCTCATCAAGATCCTGATTTAGAGTATCTATATAACTACTCTTTACTATCTTCAATCCGAACATCTTTCTCGCTGTTATAAGTTTTACGAATATCGGCATTTATCTTACCGACTATAATTAACTCAGCTATATGTTTGTCTTTCTCTACTATAGCCATATCCTTACGGACATTAGTGACCCTGATCATGATATTCCCGTTATTAGACGATACGAACGGTGATCCTACCAAAGTAAGTCCCGTATCGCCGGTAAACGACGGCAGCATCATCAACACACCTATGGTATTGTCCGGGAACGATGCCCATACCCCTGTGTCTATATCAAGGACATCACCCTGTCCTAATGGGAAGGCATTACCCTGTTTAATAGGAATATCCTTACCCAACGAGTTCCATGCTTTCGAGAATCTTACGGAGTTAAGGAAGATCTTTCCCTCTTTCTCCACCATCCCTACCATAGGTTCGCAATTCAGTCTAACCTCGTTTTGTTTATCATCCTGCTTCTCCTCAAACTCGTCAAGGTCTCTAGCTGATGTAAACGACTTACTCTCCAGAAGTTTTTTAATATCCTCAATGCTGGTCATTATAATTTGATTATTAAATAAACGATCTTCAATCCTAACTTCAAATCAGATGTCTTTTCGAACATCTCCCTAAGAGGTAAGATAGTAGCGTCAAGATCTGACGCTACCCATTCTCCATCCTTATAATACATATTCTTTTCCTCGGAATACGCTACACAAGGTCGATGCCCTAAGTTCTTCATAACCGTATCTACCTTATTTTGGGTAGGCATCGATACACGGTTCACTTTAGTAGATATATTAAAATTATTTTCTATCATAAATTAAATATTGAATTTAAATTTTTCAATAAGTTTATTCCAACCTCTTTTTAATCTCGAATTATTTAAACGATCATACTTCATCTTAATATCTTCTAATATTATAGCATTTACCTGATCATTTGATAAAGGATCGACTACATGATAATTCTTCCCTAGTATATATTTTGTTAGCTCATTGAATGCCTTTTGACCATCAATAGGCTTAATCATATCTTCATACATACTGTATATCAGAAGGGCAAATCACTGTCATCACCAAAAGGAGGATACTGAGGAGGTTGCTGAGAAGCCTCAAAAGAAGGGGCTTGTGCTTGCGGAGCTGCCGTCTGGTACGATGGAGGAGGCGTTTGCTGAGGAGCCTGCGGTGCGTATGTAGGCGGTGGCGTTTGCGCTGCCGGAGCCTCCGTATTGTTTTGGCTTGCCGACTGAGCGGGTTTCACACCATCCGTCTTAATGCTTTGAATATATTTATTAAGCACTTGATAGGCAAAAGCATCTTGAGCTGTATAATCAAACTTCTTATTCCCCATTATATCAGTACTCTCAACTCTGTCAGGCCATCCATTCTGTCCATTCTTATAATATTGCGGGATAAGCTCATCATTACCGTCTGGAGTTTCCCTAGCGTATGAGATAAAGAAATTACCGGGAGCGTATTGCTCTCCTTTTTTAGTATGCGCAGGATTGATAACAATCTTCCGTTTTAGGTCGATATTAGGCAAGTATCTTACAAGAGACTTAGCATAGCTATTAATTCCACCTTTTGAGGTCATCAATGGAACTTTTATAACATAATTACCTTCCTCATCGCTTATCTTTATAAATAAGAAATTTGTCTTAGCGCCATTCATCTCCTGCTCTAATACAAAAATATCAGAAAGATATCCTTCTATACCGTTCCAGAAAACCCTCCAGTAGGATACGGCTCCTGTCTTCTCATTTATATGCTCCTCGAAACCTTCCTTAGGATCTCTTGAGGATTGATACAATACACCACCCCCACTTATATTAAAGTATTGTGTATTAAACGATAATGAATTTTCACGAACTCCCATATTATATACATTTAAAAATTAAACAATAATTGATGATGACAAGAAATACTCGTTCTTATTATCCTCCCCATAAATCTTATTGAAATGAGATTTATGGTCATGCTCGATAACGATCCTATTACATGATATGCTTTTAACTATACCAAGATACCTGCCGCATAATACGTCGCACATAATGTCATTACCATAATGCGATAAAGCTGTAAGTCGTTCCTTACAAGATCTCCCCGACATAGGGTTCTCTGACATAATACCGCATCCTTTTTCAGTGAATATCAATCTACAATGATCGAACTCATTTACCTTGATATTATTCTGGAGGGCCTGGACGAGTAGATCTTTATCAAAGACATAGGTACTTGTTTTGACAAAATGCTCGTCCACGAACCTCCAGTTAGGATAATTACCGTCAAAGTGGATCTCATACATATCCATATCAGGGGTAGAGAAGTAAGTCCTAGTATCATCTACTTTGATAGACAACGTATCTAATGACTTATTTATATGCTTATCAAGTAATAAAGAGGAGGCGTTTGATACCGGGATAAATACCTTCTCTACCTTATCCTGATTAGGGATAAAATACCTGTAAATAGTATTCCTGTCAGTACTTACTATATTAATATTAATCTCATCAATATCAATGACCACATTCTCGATGCAAGGATAAAGCTCGTTGATCTCCGTATAATTGCTGGCTTTGTTAAGAACCGATACATAATCATTCATCTTAACATTAATACCTCCATCAGGGATCTTATATACCATAGGGAAAGTATTTACGTCAAAAGCCGGACAACTATACTCACCAGAAGCGTAGTATATAGTAATACTGTCCTTCTTATCGGAAAGCACGATCTTAATCTCACCATTCTTCTGTTTTTTTATAAACCTGATGAAAGAGCTTGCCTCGACCAAGAAAGAGAAGTTAGAGTCAGACTCCACTTCCAGCCTCTCTATAACACATACCTTGGCGTTTACGGAAGTAATATAAGCTAGACTATTGATGATATCTATCTTAATATTCTTATAGAGTGAATTAGATCCGGCATTTTTAACAACCAGCTCCAATTTACTTAACTTCTCATTCAATGATTTCGACAAGCACTTTAGTAACATAAAAAAACAACTTTACATGACATTGCAAATGTAATCATAATTATATTAATTCAAATACAATAAACGCTTAATAGTATTAAAATAATTTAAACTTACGTCTAATATACTCGGCTATAAGCGTAGCGTCACACATCCCATCTTGTATCTTGGTAGGTTGAACTCCTTTACCTGACCATGGTTTTACGAAAGATACCAAAGGGAAAAGTCGGATAGCACATCGGATGGATGTAGCCTTCGTGTCTAACTTAGCCGCCAAATACACCCGATCGGCTGTCGTATGAAGCTCCTTCTGCCATGTCTTTGGCTGGACCTCCTCGAACATGAACCTGACGTCCGGATGCGAGTGGTATCGTTCCATCATCTCCACCATCATCGCAAAGAGAGCATTGGGTTCCCGGCGCCGTCCGCCAAAGGTGAAGTTACTGGCTGCCGAGCTGTTGTGGATGCTATGGACGTCCTCGACGGCGATCGCCAGCACCCCCCCACCTCCTTCTTGGATTTTATCTGCGGCATCTAGGAAGAAACTTGATATAGCCCTAAGATCTATATCCCCCTTAACCGATATCCTTGGAGTCATAATTACCTTAACCTCGCCATTTTCTGGGATCATGGACAATCCTCCGGTATCTATACCCGGATCTATTCCTATCGCTATATTCATATTTTTAAGGTATATAATGAATGAAAATCCTCAGGTCTAAACACCTGTATTGAGTTATCCGGATACATACCTATATAATAACCGTAAAAAGCCCGTAGAATGCCATTTTCTAGCCTTATATCCAATGCCTTTACCTTATTCCCTTCAACCATAACATCAACCTCATCAGTCTTGTTAGATATCTTATCGAACCATTCAGGTATAGGATCAATACCGTACCTGAATGCGTTTACTGTTGATTTTATAGAGATATACGTACCCATGATCAGATAAGATTACAATCGTCTCGTTTAACAACCTTAAAATCGCCATTTCTAAGTAATATCGCTACATCAGATCTCGTATATGTGAGAGGCGTATACGATACCAAATGATAAGAAGCCTGTCCTGTCGCTGGTCGAACCGGTCTTAATACGGCTATGGCTATATCGCCGCCAAGTTCCGTACCACCGGTGACACCCTGTAGGCACATGTATATGAATCCCTCATACTCATATCTCTTCCCGATAAATTCACTCATGGGAATACCTACGAACAGATAGTTCTTCACATCCCCTTTCTTAACCTCGACAGCGTTCTCTACACTGGACGGTATTACGTCTACAAATTTTACTCCTATTGCCATGATTACAAATTCAATTTAGTTCTTAATTCTTGACACAATTCTTGATTATCTCTCATGATACTTAACGTATTATCCACTCCATTGCCCACCCGGACCTCTCCGTACCAGTACCATGATCCTTTACGGGTAAAGATACCGGTTTCCTCACATAACTTCAAAAGTTCAAGCTCCTTGTCAAATCCTACGCCATAATACAAAGCCGTCTCTGCTATCTGGAAAGGTATAGCTGTCTTGTTCTTCAATACCTTTATCCTAACCTCATGGCCGATAGAAGACCCGTCTTCTCCTACAATGACCTTCTTCCTTGACATCTCCATACGGATAGAGGCGTAGAATTTAAGGGCATTACCGCCGGTTGTTACCTTAGGATCACCGTATATTACACCAATCTTCTCACGATACTGGTTGATGAATACCAGAACACAATCGCTTTTGTTTACGATCCCGGTAAGAACTCTCATAGCTTTTGACATCAACCGGGCTTGTAATCCCATGTTGCTGTCTTCCATATCACCCTCGATCTCCTTCTTCGGGACCAAGTTCGCCACGGAATCCACGACAATGAAGCCTACCCTGCCGGACTCCACCAGCTTGGCCGTGATATCGATAGCCAACTCCCCGTAGCTTGGCTGGGAAATAAGGAACCGGTTAACGTCCAATCCCATCTTCTTAGCGTATTCGATATCAAAAGCGTTCTCCACGTCTATTATAGCTACTAGCTTATCTGGATGTTTTTTCTGGAACTCGATCATACTTAACGTACACATCATAGTCTTGCCACAAGATTCCATCCCGACCAGCTCATGAATCCGGCCTACCGCCCATCCGCCGCCGAGAGCCTTATCCACCACCAGCGAACCGGTGCTTTCCCTTGGTATGGATATTATAGGCTTATCATCGCCGAAGTTCATTATCGAGCCTTCTCCAAGCTCTTTATTTAAAGATGATACTAATTCATCTACGTCTGAAAAAAGTTCTTTCTTAGCCATTATAATCCAAATTCATCGAAATTAAACACGTCTTTCTTCATATCGAACATCTCAATTCCCAGATCCCTTACGCTCTCCGGTTTGAAAGTACCTCCGTTCTCCTCGCACCTCTCCATGAAGGATGCTATCTTGTCGCTCAACGCTATCATGTCATCATTCGGCACGGATTTCAGATAAAGGCCTCCTATTGACTTGCATCTCGACAATGCGGTGTACACCTGCCCGATCTCGAAAGCCCTCGTCATATTCACATACACGCTATCCAGAGTCATACCCTGGCTATTACTGCATATTATTCCACCTGAAACGAAATGATGGTCTATATCGACCTCTATATCGTATGTATCCTTCACTCCTGTAGATTCCACGCTTTTAACTACATCGAAGAAGTAATCATTCTTTTCTATCTTATCGAAATAATCATTCAAGCTATCGGCCATCCTTAACGTATTATAGTCAAGATATGTCATCATGTACATCTTTCTCCTAACGTGGGAACCATATAGGCATTCTTTCTTGAACAGATCGATATTTGGAACCCTGTCGAATTTTACGTTCCCGACTTTTGCAAATTCATCGCAAGAGTTCCTTAGGTATCCTATATTGAAATTTATGTATTTCGCAAATCTTTTTATGCTGCTCTTTTTTATGAATAGGCAATAATTACCCCTAGCGCCAGGATAATATTTCTTAACGTCTTGGAAATGGATACTTGATATAATCCCAAACTCAAGCAAAAGAAGTTGTACAGATTTTATGATATGGATATTGCTTTGGCTCAATCTTATTGTTCTATTACCAATAGAGCAACATCCATCAGAATCGAACAAGCCTCTTATTAGATCCGATTTTTCCTGAAAACCAGATTTATATATATACTCTGGAATCCTCTTATCTTCTTTAGTCTCGTACCCAAGACCCATGGATAGAAGTTTTTCTCTGAACTCCTTATTCTCTATTACGAAATTATATTCAAACCCAGATGTCGAACTTATAGACTTCTTGTTATATACATTGTAAGGTATTCTCAAATAATCCAAACATTTAGACAATGTGTCATATGCATCCATATTCTTATTAGTAGACCCAACTGATATATCTATCCTTGATTTTGATTTTTGCCTAATACCGTATGATCCATCACCTATTATATAACCAATAAGCCAATCAATGGACAGGTTGTGATTATCAATATCCGGCACGCTTACTTTTCTTGCTACGGGTATGAACTCACCTATATTAAACTCACCAGCCCTTTTAAATGCAAGGTCGCTATCCAAGATTTTATGGTCAGGCGTGCAACATATCTCATACCCAAAATTAGTCGTTATCCTGATGGTATCCTTCTTCCCTGAATACACCTTGTCCAATACCTTCCTGTATTCCCCGTTTCCTATATTGACCATATCGCCAACAGAGATATCCCTCATCGGCTTTATCCCATTGTCGGTGAATATAGGTGAATCTTCATCTATACACTTATGGCTAGTGATCGAGTACCCTAGCCTTATAGGATATTGTATGATATACCCACACGACATCTTCTCCAAGGAACCGTCCACTGTCCTGTACTTGAACTTATCCCATCTTTCCTTTCGTACGTCTACCTCACTCCCGTCACCCAACTTAACCGATATGACCTCTTCCTTCTCGTCTATACTCGTTATGATTCCGGTAGAACCGTTCACGTAACCACACCCGTTCCGTGTTATCAGGACCTTTGCGCCCACCTTGACAACAAGCTTGTCCTCGCACGGCGCGTTCGGTCTGTCTCCAACCACCTCGGCCTCGAACTCGTAGCTCTCGCCAGACAGCTTCGACAGGTTCTCGTTATTAATCACGGAAGCCTCCTTGTTCGTCGAGCACACGATAACAACATCATCCATGTTCTCCGGGACCATGACCCTTGATTCCATTATCCTCTTCGACTCTTCTGTTATCACTCCGTTACGTATATCCTCTAGAACGGTCAATATCTCGTTATCGTTCTGCCTAAACACCCTATTGAATTTGATCACGGAGAACCCAGACGCCCTGAGCGCCTTCGACGAGAAAAAGAAATGACTGTCGTAATACCTATCAATGATGTCATCCTCCGTGACAACTGGAGGGAGCTGGGATAGGTCTCCGAACATTATGATCCTAACTCCTCCGAACGGGTTCTTGCTTCGCTTCGACTGCCGCAGTATGTCCGCCATCTCGTCGAGGAGGTCAGGGCGTACCATGCTCACCTCATCTATTATTATCGTGTCCAGTCTCTTTACTTTCGACTTCACGAACCCTCCGACCTCGATCTTGTTCGACAGCATCCCATGCTCGAACCCGGGTACGTACGGATCATTCTTTATAGAGAAAAACGAATGAATAGTCTGCCCCCCGGCGTTCAGGGCCGCAACACCAGTGGGGGCTACTATAACACATTTACCCAAGAACTTTACGATACGTCTCATGAACGTACTTTTACCACTACCAGCCCTACCGGTAATAAATAGATTCTCCCTAGTGGTGAAAATCTTTTTTAAGGCACGACCTTGCTCCACGTTTTTATCCACCGTCATAATATGACGAAGGAGGTCGTTTTCGTTTCTAAAATCCTCTTGCACCATGTCTTTTTAAGTTTATGGTACAAAGATACGAATAGTTATAATTAACTATTAAAAATAAATGTGAATAATATGTAAATATTAAATTTTATATCTGATACTCAAATCATCCAGCCTTACTCATCTCGGAAGATTTTTCTCCTAAAAATACATCTCTTATGTATTCTGTCGATATAAGTATATGCATATACTTACCCTTGTATAATAGTCTTAAGCATCCGATAGTTACGTTCTTCCTGTCTTTGGTATTCGCTATTCCATTGTATTTTTTTACCTCGTCATACAAATCGGATATACTCTTCTTGCACATGTCTAAGAACATGCTTATGTATCTGTATATAGTTGACTGAGATATCTCATGCATGCCTATTCCCGCAAGCTTCTTATTCAACTCATTAAGAAGGTATGCTACATTGAGCTTAACTGTTTTTCTTTTAGTTACTTTGTATATATGATGTACGTTTCTGGTTCTGGCTCTGAATATTATTTTTGAAAGGATTCTTACCCGATCAAGTTTCCGGCTTTTGTTAGCCATGTTCCGTCTTTCATCTGAGCTTAAATTCTTATTCAGACATTTGTATACGGATGTTTTCTTACCTACGAATATGTCTTTCGTATCCTCATTCTTCTTAGCCTTATACGAGTAGGTCATGATATCAGATAAAGCTATTCTTATCTCGCCCTCGGCGTAAGCCTTAAGCGTCTTTAGCTGATATTCTATATCCTCATGGCAGTTCTCTATAACATGTTTGTAGCAGAAATAAGCTATGCCATCGGATAGGATATCTATAAAATCATCGGTATTGATCTCGATACGGTCACGATAACCATCTCTCATCCTATTTCTTAGAAATACATGCTTCTGGACATTTATGATAGAAAGATAAGCCGTTACCTGCTTACACTTCTTTTCTATAACCATGCCGGAACCTCTTATATTATCTTTTTTGTTCGAGTATTTTATGGCCGTAACCTTCTTCCCGTCCTTATTAGTTACAGGTTTGTAATCTACTGGGCAGACAAGTGATCCTGCCGGAAGCCTTAGGCATCCAAGCTCATCTTTTTTTGCTTGTATATCTTTTGGGATATATGCTTCGGTAAGAATCTTATCGAAATTTGACTTCATTTTCTGTAAAAGTGATATCTTTGTCTCCATATGTTTTTTTTTTTGCTGCGAATATACGAGTTTCATCAATACGAAACAAGTTATTCGGATGGATGGGTAGCCTGTGAAGGTCGCCCATTTGTTGTTTAAGGAGGGTAGGTAGTGTCCGTAAAACGCTGTGCGCGTGAACGATGGTTTTTCTCAACCTACTTGTTACGCGCGCGTTAATAGGTATATTATTAAATATAATTAACTCTATAAATATATTTTACTCACTAATATCTCTATCCGTACACAGAACCTCTCCTGACGTCGAGTTCCTGTGTACTCCACTTAAAGTCTCTATTTAATAAAACATTGCTTTTTACCGCCAAGGTATGGTGCCGTCAGGCAGGATACCGCAGGCTAAACATAGTAGAAGCCGTATTCTATATCGGAAGCCGGGACCCCGGTAGGGGAATCGGGTGGAGCAAAAGCCAAAGAAGAAAAAGCGAGGTCATGTGCGGTCGCTCACGCTCCGGCCGTCCGTATCTTCTACGGCAGGCCCATGCCCCAAGGCCTCCCATTTCCCCTTGGCTTTATATCCCATAGCTTGGGGAGGAAGGAATCCAAAGGGAAAAAGGTAAGGTCGTATGCGGTCGCTCACGCTCCGGCAGGCTAACATAACTCTACCGCCGTCCATGTCAATAGCGAACCTCTGGCGGCATTGTCCGGTATGACGGCGGTAGCCTTACCTTGGGTGTCCCAGCGTGTCCCCCCCACCAACCTTTTCCCTTTGGATGCCTTTGGCTATGTCATGGGACGATAAGAAGCCAAAAAGAAAAAGGAGTGGTCGCATCCCGTGAGGCAGGATAAGGCTGTCCCCCGCCGTCCACGAGCGTAGCGTACGTTAACTTCACTGTCCTCGCTATTGTAGCCAGACGTAGACATGCATGGCTTCGTTCGTACTACCACACTAGCCTTTTCCCTTTGGATTCTCGTAAATACATGTTAGTCAGCATATATTACACTGATTATATCATATTTTGTTGACAATAATATTTTTTTAAAGTATTTTTGTCGAAAACTAATTTTGTATGGCCGAGCAGAGAAAAGCTTTCGTATTTGCGTTACCTTACGATACTAGGTTGGATATGATCCAGCAGTTCTTAAGGATATACAACGGCTATCTGGATTCTAAGGGTAAGAGCTTGATTACCGAAAGGACGATAAACTTACTTTCTTTCTACATCAACTACGGATACTCGGATGATACCAGGGCTAAGTACATGGATTGTCATGGACAGAAGGAATCTTACGTCGCTGTCCTGAACAACGAGCTTAAACGTGGGGGTTTTCTGGTGGACAAGAAGAACGGGAACTTCCGTACCCGTGAGCTGTCTATTGAGATGAGAAGCTTACGTAACTATTTTATTCTTGACGGGGAGGGTGATGATACCCGTGTAATGGGGTTTGTGTTCAAGAGAAACAAATTGGATATTGATGGTACGAAAATTTGCATATTAAATAAATAGTGTTTATATTTTCACTATAAAATGTAAATATTATGAGAGCGAGCGAGGTTTTAAGGATTCTAAGGATAAGCAGAGGTACTCTTTCCAATTATGTAAAATCAGGGAAGATCAGGACAGGTAGTTCAACAACAAAGCTGTTGGATTACAACGATGATGATGTCTATTCTATGATCAATAAAAAGGAAAGAGGGATCTACATATACGGAAGGGTTTCCACGAGTAAACAAAAGAAGGATCTGGAAAACCAAATAGAATTACTTAAAACGTATTGCTTCTCGAAAGGATATAAAATATCCGGCGTTTATAAGGATATCGCGTCAGGAATCTCCCTTGATAATAGGAAAGATATGTTGTCACTTATAAAAGAAGTCATAAATTATCGTTGTGAGAAAGTAGTGATAACATATAAGGACAGGTTATCAAGGATCGGATTTGAAATGTTCAAGAACCTGTTTGGCTTTTTCGGATGTGAGATAGAAATAATGAGTGAGGTTCCTGACACTAAAACGGATGAGAAAGAGATATTTGAGGAGATAATATCTATCCTTCATTGTTATTCTATGAAAATGTACGGGAAAAGGAAAGGAAATACATTGGAAGTTTCTGATAAAAAATAATGAGACAGGTAGAAAGACATATTATAAAAGACAATAGATATGAGGAGATCTGTCATAAATCAGGTCTTCTTTATAACTATTGTCTTTATGTTTTCAGGCAAGGTATTTTTACTGAGAATTATGTCAAGGAATATGAGCTTTCTACGAAATTAGGGAAAGAAAATCAGCCTGATTTTCGTAATCTTCCGTGTCACGTTTCACAGAATGTCGTGAAACAGGTAGGTAAAAGCATAAAGTCATGGATCAGGTCAAAGAAAGAATACGAGAATCATCCTGAGAAGTTCCAAGGAAAGCCGAAACTTCCTAAGTACAAGAAAGGCAAGAAGTTAAACACTGTTGTTTTTGATGAACTTAGCTGTAGAGTAAAAGAAGACGGATATGTTCATTTTGTAAAGAACATAATAGAACCTATTAAAACAAAAGTAAAACCGGATGAGTTAATTCAAGTAAGGATAATCCCTCAAGCTACATGTTTCGTAGTTGAGGTAATTTACGAAAGAAAGGAAGTCGACTTGAATCTTGATAAAGACAATTTCCTTTCGATTGATTTGGGATTGAATAATCTTTGCTCATGTGTCAGTAATGTAGTTAATCCTTTCATTATAAACGGGAAGGTCATGAAATCCGTAAATCAATGGTACAATAAAACGAAAGCCGAATTAATGTCTTATGTTGGTGATGAAAGAATCTCAAACAGGATAAGAAGAATTACTTTGTTTAGAAATTGTTGGATAGAAGACAAGTTGCATAAAATCAGCAGATATGTTGTTGATTTTTGTAAATTTCATAACATAGGAACGATCATCATAGGATTGAATAAGGAATGGAAACAGGGGATAAATATCGGTAGAAGAAACAATCAGAATTTCGTATCCATCCCTCATTCTAAGTTGATTGACAAGATAATTTACAAGTCAAAACTCTTGGGAATCAACGTCATCATTCATGAGGAATCCTACACGTCAAAAATAGATCATCTGGCTTTTGAACCTCTCAAGAAACAAGATACTTATTTAGGAAAAAGAAAGAGACGTGGATTGTTTCAAAGTTCTATTGGTAAGTTGCTTAACGCTGATATCAATGGAGCGATCGGAATAGCTAGAAAAGTAATCGGTGATTCTTTTATTCAAAAGATAATCGATAGTGGGTTTGTGTTTAATCCTGTTAAATTGAACATTTTGTGATATAAATATTTGATTTAACGAATAAAATGAATAATTTTAATAACATGGGTAGGAATCTTATTTCATTCGATAGGGATATCGTGGATGAGGTGGTAAGAAGATCTGATGGGAAGTTTACCAAACAACAGGTAGAGTGGTGCATGAAAGCATCCGTATCTTACATCCATCACCTAGCTAGGTATACTGACAATATATCTATCAGAATCCCGTTTATCGGATACGTTATATGCAATCTTCGTGAGATGCGTGTAAGGCGTGATAAGATACGCCGGATATTTGTCAAGGAAGGTAATCGTTATCCGGATGAAAGGATGCCTATTGAGCTTGATTGTCTGGATAAGAAGATTAAGGCGATAGAGGATATGGAGGGGTTAAAGAACGGAGATCCTCTTATACGTGATAACCATGAGGCCATGTATCAATGTCGGTATGGGATGACATGGGAACAATTACAGGATTTTCAACAAAAACAGTTTAAAAAATAATTATCGTGCAAACAATTGGTAAAGCCCAAGTAATAGCCCAAGCTTGGGAAGACAGTTTATTGGGCAGGATTCCTAAGGATAAGAAAGATTATCCCGAATGGTATAAGAATCGTCTTGAATTATGCAAGAAATGTCCTAAGAACTCTTCTAATATCAGGTTCTTTAAATTGCCGCCTAAGGTATTATTCCATAGATTGATTGGAAGACCGGGATGCTCGTTGTGTGGTTGTTTTATCAAGGAGAAAGCTTGGATGAAGACCGAGGTATGCCCGTTGAAGTTCGTGGAAGGAGAGAAAGCCAAATGGAACGCCATGGAGGTCATAACCGCCGATCATAACGATTTTAATATCGAGTGCCCTAACGATGCATTTGATATAGGACTTACGGATGACGAGAGCGAGTTTTATCTAAATATTTTTGATCAGAAAATAGGTGATAAGATAGAAATCGTGTTATTTATCACCCATAAAGATGGTTTCCATGTCAAGGAGCATCATCTTGGATGTGGATGTATGGGAGACGTTTCATATAACAAACATCCTGACAATGAGAATAGAACTATATTTAGGATGACGTTAGATACCTCAAAATATACGGAAGGTCATTTTGAGAAACATCTATCTCTTATGGGTTATACGAAGGATGATCCTGAACGTAATTTCAAACATTTCCCGCTACGTATTATAGGGGAAGCTTATAAGTAATAGCGATGAGAAGTCCCGTAAGAAGTAAGATAGATGATCGTATCCATGCCCTTATTGTCATGGAAGTCGGTTGCCGTGAGTTACCTGAATATTCATTGGGTGATATACTTTACTCCGCTTTAAGGAGAGTTGCTAAGGCTAATGGTGGTAACGTACGCTTCTTGCGGGATATTAGCACCAGAGATTTATTAAGAATAATAGATCAGAGTATCAGTGATGAGATTGAGTTAAACAACAATGATTATAATGCGTAATATGGAAGATAAAGATATAAAAACAGAGATTAGAGATTATCTTAAAGAAGAGGCGGATACCCATATAAGGCATTGGATAGCCATAAAACGTGAGAGCAAGCGTCTGTATAGCGATATTGAGGATAGGACTAAGAAGATAGCCCTTAAATCATCTTCGTTGATAAAAGAGGAGGATTTTGTCGTTCTTCATGAGATGACCCATAAGATACAGATGTTGAATATAGAGGCTGTAAAAGTCAATTCTAGGTTGATGTTCATAATCCAGTTGGCTACCAGCTTCGGTATGGATCTGGATTTAGATACGACATATGCGTCCACCGCCAAGGGTATTATAGAAGACAGGACATCTGGATTCGTGTTTTATGATGACAAGGAACGTCTGAGATATGCCGACAAGGAGCTTGAGGATATGTTCCATGACATGAGCGTGACGGAAGTAAGTAAGATCGGGGTTGTTCAATCTTATGAGCTTCTTATGAAACAGTATAACGAATTTAAGGATATAAAAGCCAATGCCACAGGGAAGACGAAAGCCGACGAGTAAGGACGCTGATCGGGTCAATGATAATCTTGAGGTCATAGCTAAGGCCATAAACGACGCTAAGACTTATATTGATAAACATCCTTGGGATAAGGAGAAGCCGGAGGATATGGCTAGGGCATTTGACTTCATATCAAAATTAATCGATAAGATAAATACATGGAATGATTCTTATATGGAGAAGAGCGGGATCATGGATGTATATAGGTCTGTAAGCAATGTCCAGAAAAAGGAACGTAAGGGTCAGGTTTCTGGTGGAATCGAGTCTGTTTTAAAGGATATTATAAAATGAGTCTAAGCACGAGTCCAGAATTTTATGTAAACATGAAAAATCCTCCTGTATGGAACGATCTGTTCGGTTGGGAGGATCAGGATGACGATGTTAAGCAGTTCTTTAAAGAAGAGGCTTATAAGGTCAAGTACGGGGTGACTATCAATGGTACGTTCATCCCCCCATGGCTTTATTGGCATGTTAATTTCTTCCCCGTATTCCAGGATCTTCCAAACGGGGAACGTGTGCCAGCGATCAGTCGTTTGCGTGATAACGAATGGTTTTTCGCCGAGATGTACCAACGTGCCCGTCAGGAGAAGAAAGGGTTGGGGATGTTTGGTACTCGTCGTTTTGGCAAGGCTCTTCTGGACTCGGAGCTGATATATACTCCTTATGGACCTAAGAAGATAGGGTTCGCTGATATCGGTGATATCATATATGGCGATGATGGTAAGATTACGACTGTAGTAGGCGTATATCCTCAAGGGTTCGTTGATATGTATAAGGTTACGTTTGAGGACGGGCGCAGTATAGTATGTTGCGGTCAACATCAGTGGAAGGTTAAATATCATGGTGATTATAAAGTCATGAGCACCATGGGTATCATCCACTCTGACTTCCAGAAGATGACCATAGACATAGGGGAGGCCGTGGATTTCCCCGAGCGGCGGTGGCTGATGTCGCCCCATCTCCTTGGGTCTCTGACCGCCTCTTTCCTTTGTGGATCTACCGACAGGATCTTCGAGTTAAGCAATAAGGAGATGGATGATATTATTTATTCATCCAAAAAACAGAAAGAGTTGTTTATAAGCTCATTCATGAAGATAGCTTGCGGCATAAGTACTGGTGACGATCGTTTTAAGGTCGTTTACAAAAGTGAGTATATTATATCCTTCGTAAGAAGAATATTCTGGTCTATGGGATATTATTGCGTCATGGATGGTGATGATATGTATATATCTAAGACCCATAACAGGCTTAGGATATCCGATATAGATTATTACGGGAAGTATAAGGCTACTTGTATTGAGGTAGATAATAAATCTCATCAGTTTCTTACTACCAATTTTGTCGTATCCCATAATACGACCATCATGTCATCACTTCTCCAGATGAACGCTACCATGACGATCGGGCTTAGCCATTCCGTGGTAGGTTTCAGCGATAGCGATTTATCTAATATAGGTGAGTATTGTGAGTATGGTCTTGATCATGTGCATCCTTTTTTCAGGATCAACAGGACCAAGACCGACTGGAGTTCGGGCGTTACATTAGGCAAGAGGATGTCCAATGGCGTACGTGATATCCATGCCATTATCTCTATAGCCAACATCAACATGGGTAGGAAGACCTCCACTCAGAAGACGGCTGGTTTGACACCGGCTACGGCTATTTTCGACGAGGTTGGTAAGGGACCTATCAAGAAGCCGTACACTGCCGCCATGCCGTCCTACGACACGCCTTACGGCTGGCGTCTTAGCCCTATCTTGGCTGGTACTGGTGGTGAGGTAGAATTATCCAAGGACGCTCAAGAAATGTTTTCTGATCCTGAGACCTACAATCTTCTGGTTATGGACTGGGATATTTTAAATCGTAGAGCCATGAAAGGGAAAACATGGAAAGAACGGAAATGGGCGATGTTCGTTCCCGGTCAGATGGCTAACTCCGGTGTTAAGAGAACTATAGGATTGGGCGATTATCTTGGTAAGCCTGATGACAAGAAGCTTAATAAGATCAAGATCGACGCTACTGATTTCGATGCTAGTACCAATAAACTTAATGAGGAACGGAAGAAGTTATCTACGAAAGATAGGGTAGCTTATACCTCTCATACCATGTTCTATCCATTTACGATCGATGACTGTTTTTTAAGCTCATCCCAGAACCTATTTCCGGTCGAGTACGCTATCAAGCATAAGAATGATCTCCTTGAGTCGGGGCAATATAGCGGCATGCTGTGTGATGTTTTTCTTGAATCGGGCAATAAGCTTGGTACTACTAAATCTAATAAACAGCTAGCTGGTTTTCCGTTTAGTGGAGGTGTTATTGACGCTCCTGTCCAGATATTTGAGATGCCTCAATCCAATAGGTTTGATGATTTTATTTATGTCGCTGGATGTATGCCTCCAGGAGAAGTTGTTCTTACGGATAGCGGATGGAAGAAGGTAGAAGACGTAAAGATGGGAGATAGGCTAGTTTGTATGGATGGAGGCTATCATGATATAGAATGTATTATGATCCTTGATAAGGAGGATTATGATGTATATACGTTCAAGCTTAGTAATACGTTCAGAGAATTGACATTTACGAAGGAACATCCGTTATGGGTATCTAAGGGTGTATCTAGGCATGGATATGCCATAGATGAGGATAGATTTGAGTTCGAGTTCGTGGAGGCACGAGATGTTAGAGAGGGATATTGGACAGCCATCCCTAACGTATATAGGAAAGAGATAAGAAACGATGATAAATGCTTCCATGGATTATACGATAATATTGATTTTTGGTGGATGATTGGTTTATGGATTGGAGATGGATGTCTTGATGACTACCATGTGATATTCTCCGTAAACAAGATTGAGAAGGGTATAGTAGATAGGCTTGATCGTATATTTACGGATATTATTCCTTGCGTCCATAGTTATAGCTATGGAGACGGGTGCTACCGTTATAGTGCGAACAATGTAGATTTGATGAAATGGATAAGATCTAATCTAGGATCAGGTAGCCTTGGAAAACGGATACCGGAGTGGATAAAATATATGCCACAAGCGAACAAATGGGCGCTCGTACATGGTTATCTGGATTCAGACGGATCCATTACCAGAGATAAGAGAGGATATTACACGATGGAGTTTGTAAGTGTGAATCTTGGTCTTATGGAGGGTTTTCAGCATATCCTTTTCTCGCTTGGAGTAGTATCAGGTATATCGAAGATGAGAGAATCCAGAGTGATGAGTATAGCCGGAAGGGACGTGAATACGCATGATACTTATCATCTTCGTCTTGGTAACATGGATACAATACTGGCAAAGGATTCTATCCTTAAGTGTGATATATCATCCTTTAAGCTGGAAAAGATAATCAATGGGATAAGAAGTAGAAGAAAGAACACAGGCTGCTTTATATCGAAGGACGGTGATAAGATATACTTGAAGATAAAGAGGATAACGGATAAAAAATATACAGGTCAAGTATACAATTTTACTGATGATTGTCATAACTATATGTGTATGAATATGTTAGTATCAAATTGCGACCCTTATAAACAGGCCAAGTCCGACACCCCTTCATTAGGAGCTTTTTATGTATTCAAAAGGCGTGTTGGTATCCGAGATCCTTATGCCTATAGAATAGTTGCCTCTTACGTATCCCGCCCATCATCTATAGACCAATTCTGCCGTACGTGCGAGGTGCTTCAGAAGGGATATGGTGCTATATGTCTTATGGAGAACGCTGACCAGATGTATGAGCAGTACCTTAACCGTAAAAGCGGTATGCCAGCGTCTTTCTTCCTGTTTGCTGGTGAGGCAATAGCCAATAAGTATGTGAAGGCCGGCTCCCGGCAGAACAGCAAGCTGGGGCTATACCCGACCCCCGGCAACCAGAACCTGCTATTCTCGTGCGTCGTGGATTATTGCTGGCAGGATTTCGTTATTGGTTATGATGATAGTACCGGTCTTGATATAACTGTCAAGGGTATTGAGCTGATCGATGATATAGCCCTATTGGATGAGATAATACAGTACAAGCCCGGATTGAACGTCGATAGGATAATAGCCTTCGGGCATGCGTTGGTTCTCGCTAGGTATTTTGATGATAACAATTACATGCCTAAATCGAAGATAGATGAGATGAATAACGCTCGTAAGGAAGATGCTTATAAACACCATGAGGTATATGCCTCTGCCTTTGGATCGGTATCTATAGGTGCGTTTCGGTAGTTTAGTGTTGCTTAATAACTTATCTTTGCTAAAAACAATTGGATTGATATGGAGATTTTCAATAGAGATCATTCGTTTCCAGCAAAAGGAGCGTTATTAGGATTACCTCCTCAAGCTATTTCCACGAAGAAAAAGAACAGGAAGTGGAAAGAGGATTGTATGGACGCTCTTGAGACGATAGGATTGAAACAGTATGATCGCAACCAGATGTACCGTGACTATTATCTAATGGCGGATGGTAAGTTATCTTTTATGGAGATGGCGGATGTTATCCCACAGTTAAGGAACGTTCAGAAGCTAAGGAGCGATATAAGGATACCCTCTTTCTTGAAGCATTATGATATCATAGGTGGTATCGTGAACGCCTTTGAGGGATGGCTGACAAACCTACAGGATAAGTATACGGTTAATGAGGTAGGGGATATGGCTATAAGTGAGTATGAGGATACGATGTCAAATCTTCTTCATCGCCATATTCAAGAGCAATGGGATATTATCGTTAACCAACGCCTTGTAGAGGCCGGGCTTGATCCTACATACAATGAGTTTAATTCCGAGGAGGAACGTCAGGCTTATGTTCAGCAAATACAACAGGCCAAGGCGTCTATGACCCCTGATGATATCCAGAGGTTCATGAGTACAAGATGGAAGACGCAGGCGGCAGTATGGGGGGATCATACGATCGAGGCTGACCGTAGCCGGTTTTATATGGATGAGCTTGACAGGGAGAATTTCCGGGATCGTCTTCTTAGTGGAAAGATGTTCCGTAATCATTTCGTTGGCTTCGACTACTATCGTCCGGAGGTATGGAGTCCGATGGAGGTATTCCATCCTGACGTGAAATACCCGCAATACGGATCTTATGTGGGCCGTATTCATTATTACGAGGGTGTTGAGCTGATATCAAGATACGGCCATAAGATGACGGCCAAGGACAAGCGTCGGATTATGGGAGGTGACGATGATTATGAGGGATGGGTATCTAATGACGGTACTAGGCATGACTGGAAGAAAAAGAAACCGTCTATTACCGGTATGTACGAGAATGAGGTTATTCCATGGAAAGGATACCATGACTATGAGTCTATAGTCGCCGCTGAGGACTATTATGGTGTGCCGATGGGAGAGTACCACACCTTCGGACCTGACGGGGAGGAACAAACCCAGCCCCGCTTCTTGCCCCGCTTCCATCCCTTTGGATATTTCAACTCCGGTATGGCCGATAGTAAGAGATATGAGATAGACTCTCGCCTTTTTAGGGTTATGGAAGGATATTGGGTATCCATGAAACCGGTATTCTTAATAACTTATATGACAGAGACCGGTATGGTAGATCAGGAGCTTGTTACCGACGAGTTATTACCTGAGTTTTTGGAGAAGAACGGTATAAAGAAAGTAAAGAGGGTTATGGCCGATGCTGTTAGTGATCCTGAGGTTAATACCTATATCTTGGAGTATGTCCCTGAGGTTAGGTTTGGCGTTAAGATCACCGGAGGTAATTTAATGGATAAGCCTATATATATCGGTGGGGATCCAATACCTCATCAGATACATGGTGACAGCAGTCTGTATGATTATGTCATTCCGGTTTCGGGATTTATAGGGGCTAGTCTAGCTGATCGCATACAGCCGTTCCAGATGATGTATAACCTTGCTATGAACCAGTTATACAATAACGCCGAGAAGGAGATCGGTAAGTTCTTCTTAGGCGACTTAGGATTCCTGCCTACGGAATATAAGGATATGATGGACAAGAAGGGAGCTTTGGCTACTTTTATGCAGATCGTGAAGTCCGTTTCGTTTATGGGCGTAGGTGGTAACGATACGAACAATCCTTACCAGAATCCGCAGATGAGTAGCATATATAACCAGTTCGGTGTATATGATCTTACTAATACGGATCAGATAAGATCCCGTATGGAAATGGCTTCTTACGCCTATATGATGGCTTATAGGATGATAGGTATATCCGAGCAGGCAATGGGTCAGTCAACCAGATACGAGAGTTCTACGGGCGTAAAACAGGGAGTTAACGCTACTATGCTACAGACCCAGACTTACTTTAATGATTTCGATGATTTCAAGAAACGGACATTGGATATTCATCTAGCCGTGGCTCAAGTATGTCAGAAGGAAGGATACGATTGGACCGTGATGTACAGGAACAGCGATCTTTCCTTGGCTTACATCAGTCTTACGGATAACAGCTTGTCGTTACGTCATCTTAATGTTATGGCTGTATCTAATTCCAAGAAACGTCTGGAATTGGAGAATTTGAAACAATATATATTACAGACAAATACGTTAGGTAATGACTTGCTTGATATCACTAGGATGATGAGCGCCAACTCAACGGCTGAGATGAATCAGATCGGAAGGGATGCCAGATCTTACGCCGATCGTGTAAGGCAAGAGGAATACCAGAATAAACAGCGACTTGTCCAGCAGCAAGCCGAGGCCGAACAACAGGCACGTAACGATGAGCATGAGAAGGATAAGGAGCTTGCTTACATCAAGGGTAATTTCGATTTACGGGGTAAGAGCATAATGGCCGCCGGTCAAGCCGCTAGGACTGAGAACAACTCAGAAGGTATGGATTACGTTGAGGCTATGGCTGATAGGGCCTTGAAGGAACGGGATCTGGACATCCGGGAGGAGGATATGAGAACCAGACAGGCTAACGCCGAGGCTGAGCGAAGATCTCGTGAGGATATAGAGAAAAAGAAGTTGGAATTAAAAGAAAAGGAGATAGACGCTAGAAACAAACGTTCTGATACAGATAGGTTTACGTCAATAATAAACAAGAATTGATTACAAGTTTTGTAAATATTTTTACAAAATCTGTAATCATTTTGGCGTAAAATTCTGTCATATACTATAATGGGTTTGATTTAATTGGTAATTGGATTAATAATACTTTTGTAAAAAGCAAAAAAGGAAATTGTATGAATGACATGGGTGATTTCGCTAAGGGTTTTAAGACCATGAGTGTCGAGGAGCTTTTTTACCGTGGTGACGGTGATGGCGATAAGAATAATATCGAGGGTAAATATGATAAGGATGGTAATCTTATAGGTAATGCCAAGGAAGAGCCTGCCGACGGCGGAACGGCTGACGGTGGTGGGGATAAGGGCGGCGATGCTACAACCCCAGACCCTGATTCCCTTGGCGAAGGCGGTGCTGATAATAATAACGTGGTATCAGGGTTTAACGGGAAATCTTTCTTGGAGAAGATGGCTGCCAGAGGTATCATAGACAGTATCGATAACCTTGATATTATGGTAGATGATAAGCCAGTCGATCTTTCTACTATCACAAAAGAAGATGATTTACTTGATATAGTGGAGGGATTGATCAAGGATAAGGCCGATGAGTTGTTGAAGGATAAGGTTGATACCGGTTCTATGTCTGACTTCATGAAGAAGATGATAGAGGTGGATAAGGCTGGAGGTAACGTAGGTCAGCTTCTAAACCAATATCAGAACATTCAGGCGCCGTTGGACAACCTTGATATGAGCAACAAGAATGATCAGCTTGCGGTCATCCAACATTATTATAAAATGTTGGGTATGCCGGAAGACGAGATAAAGGATAATATGGAGATGATGATCGGCAAGGGCGATGAGTTTATTGAGTCCAAGGCCAATAAGTTCCATGATATCCTGAAAAAGGAGATGGATAACCTTATCGAGGAGGAGAAGAAAAAATCCGAGAAAAGGAAACAGGAGTTGATTGAGCAGATGAAGATCTATAAGAAAGGTCTTAAGACGTCTATAAGCTCAGGATTCCAGTTGACTGACACGATGATAGGTAAGGCTGTCGATTTCGTTACCAAGCCGATAGACAATCAAGGTCATACGGCTATAGATAAAGCCTATTCCGAGGCTATTAAAAATCCGGATATGGCCGCTGATTTGGCCTTGTTCTTGATGAATAAGGACGAGTTCCTTAAACAGAAGACTAACAAGGCTAAGATGGAGGTCAATAAGAAGACCATCACTCTTCTTTCTGGCAATAAGGGAGGAAAGCAGAATAAGACTAATATCGATAACGATACTATAGAAGCTAACTTCCTTGATCTGAGTGGATCAAAGAGTGTATAACATTAAAAATAAATAGAAATGAATCCATTTTTGACAAAAAGTTTCCCGGCTACCGTGAATGGCGATAACGTTATTGCCTTTACCGATGCCAAGAATTATAAGACTTCGCTCGTAGAGCATAACTTAGGCTCATTGGCGAGCTGGTATTATGAGGATCCGGACAAGAATCATCTGGGTCTGTTGAATCTGTTCTCTAATATCGCTAATTACCCCGTTCCGATGTATATGGGTATGATTAATAACGGCGCTACGATCTCCGTTAACGGTATTGGAGCTTCTTTCCGTTATGATCTTCCCGTTACAAAGACATTCGCTGTAGTTACGGCGGAGGATACTTCGACTCATCATCTGAAACCGGGTATTGATGGAAGTTTGTTTGATATCGTTTTGAATACATCTGAGTTTATGGCTTATGATGTCATCACCTATGACGCCGCTAACGGCTGTAATATCCTTATCTCAGGTGAGATACCGTCTAAGACAGAAGGAGATTTGACACGTTATTGGGGTCGTGTTATTGGCGGTAAGGCTAAATACTTCCCTAAAGAGAAATTACGTCCGGGTATCCGTTACTGGAAGATCGGTCATGCTCTTGGAGAGTATAGCACCCAGTTCTCCAAGGTATCTGGGGCTGACAAGGCCGGTTCTATGACTTGTGAGTTCCGTTTAGGAAACCACCGTGGTGTTGAGGGTGAGACAACTATGTATGCTGGTATGAAGTCCATGCAAGCCGCCCAGAACAGCACTTCGGAGTTTGTGGAGACCGCTCTTCGTCGTATGAATGCCATGAGAAGTGAGTATGAGGGTAATATTCCTGATCTGGCTATTATCGGTAAGACTGTTAATGGTAGACTTGATTTGCGTACGGCCAAAGTAGCCTCTACGTTGGAGGTGTTCTGTATGGCTGAGTTGGTTAAGTTGGAGGCCAGACAGTTGATGTGGCAAGAAGGTGGTATTATCATGGATCAAAATGGTCCTATCCATTTGAATGAAGGTATCTATCGTCAGCTTCGCCGTGGTTACACTATTTACTATAGCCGTCCGATGGGTATTACTAAAGACACGCTTATGGCTGCCGCATCTTATATTTTCCGTGGACGTCAAGATCTTCCTATTACGGAGCGTAAGATTAAGTTCAAGGTAGGAGCTATGGCTATGGTCAACTTAGAGAAGTTGATTAGAGAGGCTTTCTTTACTACGTTGAGTAATTTGAGCTGGGGTATGGGTAGTGACCGTATGTTGCCTTCTAATCCTATATCCGGTACTAATGATGCTATGATCTTAGGCCCGGTACAGGTTAAGGGCGCTTTTCTTCCCGGCATCGGAAATGTAGAGTTCGAACACGATCCTTCTTTAGATTACGCTGACATGACAGATCGTAGCGAGTTAGTGAATGGCATGTATCCTAGATCCTCTTATTCTTGTATTATCGAGAATATCACTGACGCTGGATCGACTAACGCGTATTCCGCTATTCCTAATACGGCTAACGCTAAGTTGGGTAATATGAATAACAACGTATTCTATATCAAGCCAGAAGGCGTAAGCATGTGGTGGGGTTATGAATACGGTCGTTGGGCACACAAAGCCAACGGTAATGAGATCGTATCATCCTTGCCGGGCATGAAAGAGCAATTCTGGTGTCATTCTGCTTCCGCGGCATGGGTTATGGATAATAGTAAGTTCTTGATTATCGAGCTTCAACCGAACTACTTCGGCTAAGTTTTTTCATATATGTAATTTGGTTTTTAGAGGGGAGGATATTCCTCTCCTCTTTTTTAAGTAACGCAAAAAAAGGAAATGAAAGAAATTTTAAAATCAAGGAAGGTATTGGCCGAGGTAAACGGTTTCAATATCATGTCAGATACCTTATATGAGGTTGTAGGCAAACATGATGGAAGTGCTCCTCAGGCCTTTCAAGACGCTAATATAGCTAAAGCTCCGTTCCCGGAGAACGCTACTCACGTATGTTGCCCTTGGGATGATTTCTCCAAGGCCTATAACACCGGTTTTTATCCAAGATCAAGATGCTATAATGGTCTTGACAAGAATGAGATCGACAGGCTCGTCAAACAGCGGGTAGATAATATCATGAAGCCTTTCGAGGAAATGTCGCAGATGGATCTATCTCAAACCAATTTAGAATTTTGGGATGACGCTAAGGATAAGATCTTCATGGGTAAGGTTTATAATACGGCTAATACCGTAGATCTATTTTATTTATATCTGGCTGTATTTTCCGGCATGTTGACTCCTCAGGAAATGGATGGCGATCCTGTCTTCATGAACTCCATGTTCTGTTTCGTGGAGAAAGACAATATGAAGGATTTCGTTCAGCAGCGTGAGATCAATAAGATGAACATCAGCTATAAGTTTATCAGCGCCCTTAAGAAAGGCGGCGACGATCGTCAGGCTGTCATAGATCTTCTTCTTTACATCGGTATCGTAACTCGCCCGGATTTCACGGAGGATGAGTATTATACAGGATCTCTATCAAACTGGATGAATGAGAAGAAGACCAATGTTGATTATCTGCTTGATATCTGGGATCGGTCATTGGAAGGTGATTTCAAGGAAGTTCTTGAGTTTTACCGTATCGTAAACGTCCTTCAACGAAATGGTCGTATCAATATGACTCCATCCGGATTACAATATAATGGCCAGATCATAGGACCTGACGTTCGGACATCCGCTGAGTTCTTGGCTACCAAGAAAGACTTTATTAACATAAAGGCTAATGTATTGGATGAGTATGAGGAGATCATATCTATGTCTAATATCGATGATAAGTCCAAGACCAAGAAGGTTAAGGATATTAAGAAGAAGGATGACGTAGAGGAAGGTGATAAGGTTAAGGAGGAATAATTATGACAATCCAAGAAGCGTATCTAAGGTCTTTGCAGAAGAACGAGCAGAATCTGGCCAATGGCGGGATTAAGCTTGATCCGGGGAGGTTCGTGCTGTTGTTCAACGAGGCCCAAGACCGGTTAGTTAAGTACTATCTAAATAGGAAGGATGACGAGACTATACGCTCCATCCAAAACCTTCTTGTTTATTGGATGTCGTTGGATAATGCGGGTAGGATGGATGACCCTGAGTCTACGTCCTTTAACTTACCTGACGACTATCTATGGTTCTCTAACATAAAAGGTGTTTTCTCATACAAAGGGTGTGAGGCTACTGATTTCGTTATGTGGGAGGCTAAGAACGAGAATATCCATGAGCTTCTTGGAGACGAGAATAACCGTCCTTCTTACGACTACCGTGAGACATTCTACTCCATAGGGAACGGGAAGGTCGTGGTCTACGAGTCAGGCTTCCGTACCGAGGAAGTTAAGATGACGTACTACCGCCGTCCTGTCAGGGTAGACCTATCGGGGTATATCAACGCCGCCGGTATCCAATCCACGGACATCGACCCGGAGCTGCCCGATCCTTTAGTGGAGGAGATTCTGGACATGGTCGCTAAACAATTCAACCTTAATGAGAGTCAACTACCCACAGGCTAAAGACCTGTGGGCTTGAAAAAGCCCAAGTTGATTAGTCTAAGCACTTCGGGTGCTACGTTAGGAGAGAATATATAGTTACCAAGTGGGTGTTTGCTCAAGCCCCCTGCTCTAAGGTTAGTGATTAAACAATTCCGTGAGGTAGGGATAGTGTTGCTAACGAAAACCTCTCCATAACATTGACGATGAGCATTTAACGGAGAAATCCGACTTATAGTAAAATTTTTAAAAAAAGAATGGTTTACGTAATTAACAAACAAGGACAGGCACTTATGCCAACTGAAAGGTTTGGTAAAGTGAGAAGGCTATTAAAGAATGGTCTTGCCCATGTTATGTACCGTATTCCATTCACAATTCAATTGGATTATGACACAACTAACTTCATTCAGCCCATAAGTTTGGGTATAGATGCTGGTAGCAAGCATATCGGCATATCGGCAACGACAAGTGAGAAGGAATTGTATGCAGCAGATGTAGAACTTAGAAATGATATTGTAGAGAAACTATCTACTCGTAGAGAACAAAGAAGAACTCGTAGAAACAGATTGCGTTATCGTAGGGCTCGTTTCAATAATAGGGTTTCATCTAAAAGAAAAGGTTGGTTAGCACCATCTATTGAAAACAAAATCCAGACTCACTTAACTGTTGTAGAGAAGATACATAAGTTTCTGCCAATAACTAATATTATAGTAGAAACTGCTGCTTTTGATATACAAAAGATTAAGAATCCAAGTATATCAGGTAAAGAATATCAACAAGGAGAACAACTCAACTTCTTTAATGTGCGTGAGTATGTGCTTCATCGTGATGGTCATCAGTGTCAACATCGCAAAGGTAAGAGTAAAGACCCTATCTTGAATGTGCATCATATTGAGTCGAGAAAGGTTGGTGGAAATTCAAGTCAAAACCTCATAACACTTTGCGAATCTTGTCATAAAGCATACCATAAAGGTGAAATAGAACTCGAAGTTAAGCGTGGCACATCATTCAGGGATTCTGCATTTATGTCTACAATGCGATGGAGCTTCTACAAGAAGTTGAAGAATATCTATCCTAATGTAAGTATGACTTTTGGGTATATCACAAAGCACACTCGTATCACTAATGGACTACCCAAAAACCACTATGTTGATGCAAGGTGTATAAGTGGTAATCCTACTGCTAAACATCTTGAATATTATTTCTATCAAAAGAAAGTACGTTGTCAAAACAGACAAATACACAAGGTTAATTTCTTGAAAGGTGGAAGGAAGAAACTCAATCAAGCACCATACTTGGTAAAAGGTTATAGGTTATTTGACTTAGTTGAATACCAAAAGGATTTGTATTACATATTTGGAAGAAGAGAGAGTGGTTTCTTTGATATTAGGAAACTTGACGGTACAAAAGTAAACAAAGGCTCTATTAGTTGTAAGCAGATGCGATTGATAGATATAAGAAAAACAATAATAATTGAAAAGCGAATGCAAGGCGCAATTCATCCCATAAACTAAAGATTTATGGGTTTCCTTGCGAGTAAATTTATGAATTGTATAGATATAGAATGGATAAGGATAATGTGGCTTCCTTTAAATAAACAACGTTAGTTTTGATTGATAAGCCTGCCCAGAAATGGGTAGGCTTATTTTTTATCATCCTATGTATATTTTCTGGAATCGGAGATTTCTCCGACTCCAGAAATCGTAAGTATGATTTTTGTGTTTTACAAAATATTCAATATAATGATTTTATATTGGAATATTTTTTATCTATATATTTTTACGGTAAAACTTTTATTTATATATTTGCATCGTATTAAATAATTAAATATATATAATATGAAAACTAATGTTGTTATGATCTCCAAGGATAGGGATCTTTTTGGTGTTACTATCAAGCAAGACACTAAAACGTCTTTCATGTCGTTGACTGATTTACAGGAAGCCTATACCAGGAAAAGGATTCAGGAAGGATGGAATGATAAGAGGATAGAGAATATACTTTCTAACAAGGAAAGTGCTGAGCGAATATACTATATTCTTGAAAAACAAGGATATATGATAGAAACAGGATTTCCTGTTTTTATGGAAATGGTTGAAAAAGAGTCTCTTATAAAAGTAATGAAAAAGTTTGGCGCTTATAAGACTGTTGGTAGGGGCGAGAACAGGAGAACTATGTGTAATCCTTATATATGGGTTCTTGTAGCTATGGAATTGAACCCTATGTTGTATGCCGAGGTTGTTACGTGGTTAACCGATAAGCTTATTCTTAATCGAATAGAGGCTGGTGATAGGTATAATGCTTTGTCTAGGGCGGCTTCTAGATTTAAGGATGTAGATTATGTTAAGATCGCCAAGGGTCTTAATTATATTGTTTTTAATATCCATGAAAGTATGATCAGGAATAAGGCCACGGAAGCTGAGCTAAAGGAATTGGAGCAAACACAAGGCAATCTTATATGGGCTATAGATATGGGTTATATAAAAAGTTTCGATGAACTTGTTGATATGATGAGGAAGATGTATAAGAAAAAGTGGCTTAAATAATGTTTTTACAAAAAATGTAATTTATTTATATGCCTATACACTCGTGATCGTGTTTTATTGTCGTGAACTCGTTTATTATTATGTTTGCGTTAGTGAATGATTTTTAAACTAAAATATTAATTATATGTTGCACAGACCGCAAGACCGGGTACTTTTCGTATCCCCACACGCTAAGATGGTGGATGTTGATTCCATCTTCTTGAAGGAAGGACAGATCGGTATTTACGATACTAAAGATACTTCCGAGAACGGTTGTAAGGCCGTGATTGATTTTACCGGTAAGCCTCGTAACGACAAGCGTTATGAGATCCGTATCGGTCGTAATGAACAAGCGGCTTCCCGCTCTATCTATGATAAGGATTTTTCCACGCCGTTATTCTCTTTGAACGAGATCACGGAGATCTACGCTTCTTGGCCGAAGAAAGATCATGCTTATGTCGATGATGTTATCTTAGGATACAACGGTGTGTCTGATGACACGGCTTTCTCCGTATCCAAGGGCGACCGTATCGCTATCCGCTTGATTCTAGCCGGCAGGGCTTTCGAGCTTCTTGGTTATGAGGGAGGTCGTATTGAGATCAATGACGCTATCCTTTTGGATGATTGTGATAATACTCCAAATCAATGCGAGGAGTGCGATCCTTGCGAGGAGGTTGATTTGTTACCCGCCGTATTGAAGTGTATCGAGCGGATGAAGAATCAACCTATTGCTGGTGGTGGTAAGGTATCTGATTATATTGATATCACTCCGGTTACAAGATGTACTAATGAGGCTACGGAGCCTGAGACGGAGGACGTGAACTTCTATTGTATGGAGGTTTGCGATACTGGTGATGACCTGGCCTTGGCTGAGGTTCGTGCCCAGTATCCGGGATTGAAGATCGTTCGTGAGAGCATCAACGGCAGCATGTCACGTTATAAGGTGATGAAGAAAGGGACTAAGCCTAATGACTATACTCAACGTCTGATCTCTATCATGAAAGGATGCGAGGAATGCCCGCCTAGCTATACTGAGGTTAAGGGCGGATACCTGTATTCCATTTCATTGGAGGATGACGGCGTTGATATGTCTACTACGGTAGAGTCTTTACCTAATGTGGTAGCTGATACGGTTAATAAGATGAGCCAGATCAAGGGATCAGGTTTGTATATTGCCGCTACTTCCAAGAAATTGACGGATGAGGAGATCTCTACTTTCGTGGAGGCTAATCCTACGGCTATCATCTACTATGTGGCTAAGACATCCGATATGTGCGAGAATCCTACGGTTCGTACCGCTTCATGGTCAGCTTGTGGTTCTTGCAAGGTATCCACCGAGAAGTATTATATCACGATCCCGGATGATGAGTGCGGTGAAAGTGCTTTGGAGGAAATCAAGCAGGCGTTCCCGGAACTGGAGATCACTGATTACGGCACTCCTGCTGCTTGCCAGCATAGCTTCCAGACAGAGGTATATACCAATATGTTGTGTGATGAGTGTGACAAGGTGTTCGAGGGATTCTTCACTAGCGAGGCTCCGGCGTCTTACCGTAACCGTATGTGGAAGAAATTGGAATCAGCACAAGAGCTTGGTACTAATTGTAAATGCGGTATCCGTTTCCGTGGCAAGGAAATGTTGTTATCTCCATCAGAGTGCTTGATGGATAAAATGACTTATATCGAGGATAGCGTGGAGATCGTAGGTGCTAGTGGCGGTTACCCCGATTCTTTGGATGAGGGTTCTCCTATCTGGTGGGATCAGCTTCACTTCGAGAGATTGTCCAGCAAAGCACCACGTACTCACGTAGGTGGCAATATGATGGATGATGAGTTGAAGGGATATGCTCACTTCAATGGCTTCCCGAAACATCAGGATTTCATGGGGCGGACGTTCATGAACGAATATAGCCGTGTAGAGCAAACGGCTCAGTACGTTGACTTCCAGATTACGCTCAATCCTCATAGATACGCTCAGGGATTCGGAAAGGTTATCGCTGATGATCCTATCAACTTGATCTTACGTGTACGTTACGGCGCTCATGAGGGCGTTCAGGAGATGATTAATATGATCGGTGCTGCTGCTGGTCTTGGACCGGCTATCGTAACCGAGCCGAAATAATTTGACCTTTTTTGCGTTCATAGTTGTAAATCCCATAGCGTTTCATATAAATGCTATGGGATTTTAGACGTTTCAACGCGACTTGTGGACTTATCGCTCGACGTCCGATTATAGAGGATGTCAACTCCCATCCTCTTGATATTAATAGCGGCGTTAAGATCTCTATCGATCTTATTACCACAATTCTCACACACAAAAATCCTGTCGGATAACGTAAGATCCTCCTTCTTCCAGCCACACGATGAACATGTTTTTGACGAAGGATAGAATCTGTCTATTACAACTATCTCTTTTCCGTACCAATCACATTTATATTCCAATTGTGAACGGAACATGGAAAAAGAAGCGTCAGATATAGATTTGGCCAATCTGTTATTTTTAAGCATACCCGATGTGTTAAGATCCTCAATGCAAATGATATCATAATTATTTACCAACATTGTGGTTATATTATGAATGAGCCATGATCTTTTGTTTGCTATCTTCTGGTGAAGTCTAGCTACTTTAAGCCTACATTTATCACGTCTTTTGCTCCCTTTCTTCTTTCTTGACAGATTTTGTTGCATCCTCTTTAACTTTGCTTGGCTTTCACGAAGATAATGAGGATTATCAATAATTGTATTATCAGATAAAGTTACTAATGTTTTTATTCCAAGATCAATACCTATTGTTTTACCTGTTTTTAGTTTGTTATATTGTTCGGTTTCTACAAGAATTGAAATAAAGAACTGACCAGAACGGTTCATGGAAACAGTACATGATATTAATCTTGAGTTATCTGGGATATTCCTGTCTATAGAAATCTTAATCCATCCTATTTTTTCTAATCGAACTTTATTTTCTGAAATCTTGAATTTAGGGGATGGAAGTCTGAATGACTGGTTTCCATGCTTGTTTTTAAAATTAGGTCTACCAAGTTTTTTAGATCTCTCTTTATTAAAATATTGTTTTGAAAATTCAATGAAATCACGTTGTTTCTGTTGCAGAGTTGCCGCTGAAACCTCATCCAGCCATGGTTTATTTTCAATTAAATCTGATTTCGATATGATTTTCGGATTAGGGTTTGTTTCTTTATCATATGAATTAAACGAACTAACGCATGCGTTCCATATAACCCTTGTACAGCCAAAGGTTTTCAATAACATCTTTTCTTGGGAAGATGTTGGATACGCTCTGTATTTATATGCTCGTTTAATCATTATATAAATCTAATTCCCTTATTAGTTTTTCGGTATTCCTTTTGCTTCTTCTTTGTCCATATAACCTAGTAGTAAAAGATGTTATTATGGATACAAAATCCTGCATCAGGTCATCTCTGTCGCTGTTTTGTGTATTTATTACCTCTATAGTCCTATTGTCAAGTTCCAATAACTTTTTAATATAATTCATACCGAATCTACTGAATCTATCAGAATGCTCTATAACGATCCTTGTTATAGACCTATCTACTAATAACGATTCTAATTTCTTCCTATTGTCATTCAATCCGCTACCTACTTCACATACTACTTTATCCACGATATACCCCTTCGCGGCGCAATAGGATAAAAGCCTCTCTTTCTGTCTTTCGAGATTAGATTTATTTTCAGAAGAAGACACCCTGCAATACACGGCGACTCTTTGCTCTTTATTTTCATCAACAACCACAAGTATGTGCCCATTAGGGGTTGTTTCGGTTTCCAACAATCCCTTCTTGATCCGATTCCATATAGTCCTATATGTAACCCTCTCCAGTTTTGCGTATTGACTTATCTTGTATTTCATGATGCAAATATAGAAAATATTCTACATATATAGTATGTTTTACTATAAAATTTATATTGTTTTATTATACTAGTGAATGGATAGAATTTATATCTCTTCCCTTTTTTTATTAACTTTGAGGCATAAGAACTTAAATATTGTAGTATGTCGGCTTTGAATGAGTATTTTAAGAAACTCGCTTCCATCTTCGGTAGCATGGGTTTCTCTGTTCCGCCAGATGACTTCTCCGGTGTTGTTATAGACGGAAAGACGTATCCGGTCATGATGAGGAATGACGGGTGTTACGTATACTTCGATGATAAAGGAGTAAAGAGACTTGTAAGCGATGTCCCTAGAAAGGACTATCAGTTCATTAACATCAAAGACGCCCGTGTGTCGATCGTCAACCAATGCTATCGCACGCCGGGTGGTCAGGTAGAGGCTCGTATCCATACCTATATGAATAATAAGGGAGAGATACTGGCCGAGAAGATATTTATCATCAACTCATCAGATATCGATATTCCTATCGGCAGTGAGTTTGATAAGATTCCTGATGGGTGGGTGGCTATAGATTGCAGTATAGCCGAGATGACCGATCGGGAGTTGATATTCGTAAGTAAATGTTATGCCACGGAAGGGGGGAAGGTCCAGATCGAGGGCGTAGAGTCGGTTGATCCCCGTCTGAATCCCGAGGTATCCCATTACGAGGTGGTGAATACGACCGACGATAGTAATCCTATCGGTACGGAGTATGACGCTATCCCCGACACATGGAATCGTATAGTATGTGATTTCCCTGATATGACTCAAAGGGAGATAATACCGGTTCTTAAATGCTTTGATACCGGTACCGGGAGAGTACAGATAGAGGGATATAAGATATTTGATTATGAGATGGGTACCAGAAAGGAATGGTATCGCGTCAAGCAAAGTACCGATCCTGAGAACCCGGTAGGTAAGTTCATTACCAGTATAAGTGATGACTGGGTTGAGGTTGTTTGTGACTTCACGGATATGGAGGATCGGGATATTGAGGTAACTGTAGAATGTTATAAGACACCGGCCGGTAAGGTGAAGCTGGAGGTCCTTACGTCATGGGATGGCAATATAGGAGTTAGGGATAAGAGTTATAAAGTCCTGGAGACTACCGATCCGTCACAGCCTGAGGGCGCCAGCTTCAGTTCCTTGCCAGATACGTGGGTAAGGACTGTCTGCGATTTTGATGATATGGAAGAACGCGACATTAGGTCTTACGTTGAATGCTACGATGGAGGTAACGGCCATGTCAAGCTTCGTAGGTTAGTTTCTTATGACTCCAAGATAAAGGCCAGATATACCCGTTTCGAAGTCCTTGAGTCGGATGACGCTGGCTTCGTCCCGGGGACCGACTTAGCTACCCTTCCAGAGAGTTTCTCTTTGGTTCCATGTGATTTCACGGATATGGAGGATAGAAACGTTCAAGTATATCGTGAGTGTTATGCTTTCAAAGGACAGCGTATTGAGGTGGATAAGGTTGTCTCTTATGACGGTGATCTAGGTGATAGGAAGGCCAAGTATATTGTACGTGAGAGCGAGGACGGCACTATCTTAATAGATCAGGAATATGATGAGATCCCTGTTGGATGGAAGAAATCTCCTTGCGATCTTGAGAACCTTCGTGACAGGCATGTATCTTACTATGATCAGTGTTATGTTACGGAGAACGATAAACGGGTTAAGATCCATAATATCATTATATATAACTCTTTAGGATATGAGTGGTATCATTTCTACGAGGTTACGCAGTCAGAGGATGATAAATATGAGGTAGGCGATATTAACTCCTCTATGATTGATAAATGGAGTAGGGTTGAGTGTGAGATGCCTGATATGGAGAATCGGTTCTTGGATACGACAGATACCTGCTATGATACAGGGAATGGTACGGTTAAGATAAGGCGTCAGGAGTCTATTGACTATAAGCTTAATGTCCGGGAGTTTGATTATAAGATCGTGGAGTCAACCGATCCTGATCATCCCACCGATACTACCCCTACCCAAGATACGGTTAGTGGCTGGATGGTAATAAGCTGTGACCTTAATATCATGGAGGTAGATGACTGCTATGAGGTTGGTGGTCATAAGATCCATTTAAAGGGATTCAGGACGGTCAATCCGGCGTTACAGGACATTAAGTCCATATTGTATGTCGTGTATTCCGATCACCCTGATTATCATGCTGGAGATGAGCTTAGTTCTATCCCTGAAGGGGCTAAGGTCACGATCTGCGATTACGCGGATAAAAGCCAAAGGCATATGGTCCCGGTGCGCGAGTGCTATGAGGTAGATGATGGCCGGTTCTATGTGGAGGGAAGTCGGTTGGTGGATAACAATATGGTCGTTGAGCGGACGTCGTTGATGGTGATGGAGTCATCCTCCCCGACCTACCCTGTAGGGACCACGCTGACCTCCATCCCCGATGGCGCTACTATCGTGGCTTGTTTATGTCAAACCTGTTAATATCAAGGCTATGGTTAAGGTATGTAATGATTATTATATGATTGACGCCCTAGCCGGCGGTGAGGTCATAAGGAAAAGGAAATATCGTCGTGAGAATACGATGATCGGATATAAGTGGTATGATTATAATGGAATCGAGGTAACTGACCCCATTGAGATATCACGTCTTGACGGATTGGCTACTAAGCATCAACGTGTTGATGAGGCTTATGATGATCATGCTATTTTCATGTCGTCAACCAACTACGTTAACAGCGTTTCCGGTATACCTATGGATAAGCATATGGTTGTCGTCGAATGGAGGCCGGAAAGCGAACAGGGGTTTGTTACGATGGCTCATGAGCAAGGTCTGGAAGGCGATAGCTATTATATCGTTGTCATCAATACAGGTGATAAGCAGGCTACTATCTACACCCCCGTAGATCCCGAGGATCCAAAGGAAGGCGCTACCCGTGCCGAAGATGACGCCAGCGTCTCTGTTGGAGGATCATACGTATCCATATCTCCAAGGCAAGTGGAGAGAATAAGAGTCACGTTTAGGGGCGGAAAGTGGTATTATGAGCTGGTGACTAAAACATATCCTAGCAATACCGGTGGTATTAAGATCGGTGATGTTGATTATGTTACTTTCAGGTATTTATGGGATGAGAGTTCGGGAAGGGATTTGGATACGATGACGGAGGCTCTCAACTCGAATGTCCCGACTATCGATAATCTTGGTGTTGGTTATAATGGCCCCGGTAACGGTGATGAGTCCGTAAGGAGCGTGCTTAAATGGGGTGGTGATAACACCGGGTCTGGTAAGGAGTGTGTTTGGATGTCGGTAAAGGATCTAAGGGCACAGCATTATTCCACATTGCCGGATGAGACGCAATTCATGGCTTATGCTACATGGTTCGCTTCTATAGGTACAGGTAAGTGTTCTTTTGAGCTTGTGGGTTACAAGGGCGGTACTATGAGCCAAGACGGATATAATTTTATAAATACCGGTGGATCTGTGGTGTATCAAAATACGTATGATTTTGTTTGTCATACCAGCAAAGGTTCATCTACGTATAAGACATCCTACGAGAAGGTGGCTCGTGTTACCTATAATAAGCTCACTAACGAGGTTTATATGTCCATCGGTGACGCTATAGATCAGGAGGATAATTATGATAAGTTAGAGCGAGAGATCAATAATATAAAGGAAAGACTTAGCGATGTCGAGAGCGAGTTGGCTGTCGTAAGACGTATAGCTGAGGGCAAGAACACGGCGTATATCTTTGATACGGTCGATGCCATGAATGAGTGGCTGGCGGTTCCGGAGAACACGGCTAAGCTCCGTGTGGGAGACAGCTTCTGGATCAGGGAGCAGGAGGTACCTGATTATTGGTGGGATGGAACTCAGGCTTTAGAGCAGGAAGGTCCGAAGGTGGATTTGTCTCCTTATTATACGAAAGATGAGATTAATAATATTGTTGATGATATCAACCAGAAGATAGAGGATAAGAGTACGTCGATCATCTTTGATACCTATATCCAGATGAAGTCTTTTGTGGATGACCCTACCAATGCCGATAAGCTTAAGGAAGGTACTATCTTGTTGATACGAGAAAAAAACGTACCTGATTATTATTACGATGGTGCTGGGATAGTTAAGATGGAGGCTGACGTAGAGCAATGCCTTTACGTTACTTTAGCCAATAAGCCTACGGAAAGCACCGTTAGTTATACCCAAGATCGGGAGGTGACTAATTTCGCTCCTGGAGCTATAGCTAGATGGGTTGACGCTGACGGTAATGACGTGTTCTATAAGCTTGTGGAGGTAGTAGGAGGCAAGGCTAAGTGGATTACTCTTATCGATACTAAATACGGTAATGTGACGCTACAGAGTACTTACGACAAGAATTATGAGATCGTAAATATCGTATCTGGGTCTAGGTTACAGGCTATAAATAGCGAGAAGAATGATATCAAGTTTGTTAATAGCGCTACGGGTAACGTGACTGTCGTGTTGAATGGTACTGTATCAGGGGGAGCCAAGAAGCTGGTGAGTATGCTGGCGGTGAACGAGGTAGTCTTGACCCCCGGAGCGGCGGTGTCGTTTACCCGGAACGGTGATGAGTTCGTGCTCACGGAGTTGTTTGGCGTTACTATCTTCCCAGATCTGGCGGATGCCAATCGTGAGGGTGAGTGGGTAATGAGCGTAGGTATAACCGGTAAACCGATCCTCATGGAGGTAAAGGAGATGCGTAAGTGGGATGAGAGTATAACTAAGGAACTTACAATAGATGAGCTTAACGAGAAGTTCCCTAACGTGGATATTGGGTTCGCTGTCGTATGTAAGACCATCAACAAGGTATATGAGATGGTTAACGGATACAAGGAATGGGTGTCTTATGGTATAACCTCAATTAGTTGATATGGGATTTTTGGTAGGATATGATACGGTCTTGTCCTCGGTGACGTTTTACGTTAATGAGGACAGGTTCCCTTGTTATAATGGGAGGAATGCTGATTATGTGCCTGATCCGATAGTAGATTTAGGTAATTTTAATCGTAATCTCAGGTTCTCGGCAAACAATCCAGGATTCGTGGACGTCGATTGGGGTGATGGGACAAAGGATCAATATCCTTTAGTTAAGATATCTGATGGTAGTTATAGGATTGTATTCAGGTCTCTTGACATTGAGTATAAGAAGAATCCGGATGATACCGTATGGTGGTATAAGAAAGAGGATGGTTCACAATACATACCGGTCCCTCCACATAAGTATAGCGATATCAGGCGTAGAGAGGTTACGATGAGGTTCTCTAACGTAATCAATGGGGAGTTCAATATGGATGGTATTGTCCTCCATGAGTTTCCTGTAGTTAATCTACCTGATATAACTTATTTGGCTATGGTCAGATCCGTTCTTAAAAATGGCGATATCCCATATGACAGGATAAGTAAGAGCGTTAATCTTCGTAATATACAGATGGGGTCTTTTTCTCATCCTGGTGTATGGAGTAATTGGCCAGAAGGTTTTTTGAACATGAAAGATCTGAGGTATTTCGGATGCAATAGCATTTTTAACTTCGGGGATGATCCTGATTCTAATTGGAGAAGATTCTCTGAATGGAAGAATCTTACAGAGTTTAACTTCAACTGGTGTAACATTCCTTCTTATGATCCGGCTTTTAATTCTATTCCGGCAAAAGGTATAAGCATTATAAGCGATCGGGATAATATACCTGTATTTGATGAGGTGGATAAGGTAGGGGATGATAAGACAAGCGTTACCTTTATGGGTGGTGGTAGCTCATGGAAACAAGATCTGGTAGGAGGGAAATTAAATAAGATCCATAATACGTATTGTTATTCAAGTGTGGTGCCGGTAGATGATCTTCCGGATTGGTTGTATGAGGTAAGGGAATTTAGGATATGGACTTTGCGTGATTATGGTAAATTTATAAATACGCAGGAGAGGGCTGACACGTTCGTTAACACGTTTTATGATAAGATAATGTCGTGGAGTTATATAACGATGTCACAGACGGCTTCTGACGGTAACAGGAATCAGTTTTATAAACTTACCTTAGATTTATATACTGCCGTAGCCCCTACTAATAAGAGACCATCTGGCGTTTATCAAGCCCCTGAGGGGTTTGTTAAGGGTGTTAGCAACGGTAATCCTACGACGCCTATGGAGAAGGTGTATGTGCTTACCAATAACTACGGGCAGACATGGGTCTTGGCCCCTGCCCCAGCTTCTAAGGCCGCCCTTACGAGGGCAAGGCGGGCTGGGAAGGCTAGGATTACCCCGTTCGTCCTTGGCGTAAAGGACGGCCATGTATCCGTGTTCAGCGGAGATGTATTGGATGATAATATGAGTAAGTATAATTTCGCCGACAAATACGAGGCCATAGATATCTGCAACGATCTAGGATTGGACAGCTCGCCGGTTGTCGAGTATTTTAGAAGAATAGAGGAGGGAGAGGTATGAAGTTGATATGTAAGGATACGAATAATGGGACTTTCACCATGTTCCCTCAGAGAGGTAGATACGCTCTAAGTAGTTATTATTATGGAGATAAGGTATCAAGCGTACCTGATCCCACACAAGGAGCAAACTATAATTCGAATATAGAGTTTAGGTCGTATAGCCCTGGGTTCTGTTATGTGGATTATGGTGATGGTACAAAGGAGCAATATCCTTTTGTCAAACGAAGGGGATCATCTATATATAGTTTAATATTTAGATCTCTGGATATTGAATGGAGGAAGAATCCTGACTCTACCACATGGTGGTTCAGGAAGGAAGATGGCAGTCAATATATCCCTATCCCTAATCATGATTATGGATTTGTGGGAGATCATGTAATATCTTTTTCGTTTTCTAATGATATATATAGTGTTATTTCTAATACTTTGAAGATGAGATCATTCCCTATATTGGATATTCCAGATCTTAGTAGTATAACTCTTACGGGTATAGGAGATGGAGCTGGGAATATACCGATTGATAGGATAAAGAGGTCGATAAACATAAATTCTATTTATATATCCGAAGGTAATCATATGATTAAATCAATTCCTGAGGAATGGAAATCTTTATCCAAGTTACATACTTTACAGTTAAATGGTTCATGTGATTTTAGGGATACGGATAATTCCAATATAAGAAAGTTGCCGGATATATTCCCTAATTTGTCTTATCTTGGTCTAGCCGGATCATTAACTAAGGTATATCCAAGAGAATGGCTTAATTTAAAGAATCTTAAAACGCTTATTATTCATTCCGGATTTAGACAAGACGGGTATGATCCTGATACCATGATATCCATGGATGAGATAGATAAGATAAATCCCACGTTGACTAATTTTTTGCATCTTGGCAGTTGGTATTGTTACTGGGATCAAAAGGATTGGCATCCGTATATGCTTGGGAAGGGGTTAGAAAATATCACTGAGATGAATTTTGCTGATAGTCCTGATATAGATCTTAGTAAAATACCTGAATATATTAGGGAAATGAGGAGTATGACAGTTATTTCAGGATGTATGGCATTAAGATCATTGGATCGTACGGATCTATTCGTAAATAATTTTTATGAGTATATTATGGGATGGGATAGTATTACTATGTCCGGTAATGCTTCTGATGGTAAAAGAAATCAATTCTATGGATTAAGGGTAGATATCTATGCTTCGTCCTATAAGAGTAATCATTATAGACCTTCTGGTATATTTCAGGCTCCATCAGGATTTGTCAAGGGTGTGTCCAATGGGAATCCTCAAACGCCTATGGAAAAGATATATGTGCTTACTAATAACTACAATCAAACATGGGTAGTAAAACCGGAGGATACTGTTTCTTTAATGTCGTTTCGTGGATATCTACAGGATCCATATATGGTAGTCGTATCAGGCAAGGATATTATTATAGGTCATGGTGATGTGTTATGCGATGATAACGCTTTGAGGTATGTAGCTTATGGCGAGGATGATTTGATGAATATTATGTCTGATAACGGACTTGATATTAATATCGCTATTGATTATATTGATAAAGAAAGAAAGGAGCTGGTAAATCATGGCTAAGACATTATATAAATATGAGGCTTCATCAAATAAGTTCGTGTGGTTCACTACATGGGACAGGGCACTTAGAAATTATTATACCGATGATTATAATTATGTACCCGATCCTGTCGTTGATGATCCTTTTAATACGTTTGTTGAGTTTAGATCCAGAAAGCCCGGTATGGCTAATGTGGATTGGGGGGATGGAATAAAGGAACAGTTTCCTATGACCAAGGTTCAAGGGCAGGATAATTATCGTATCATATTCCGTTCTTTGGCAATACAACACAGGAAAAATCCCAATACTACGTGGTGGTTTAGAAAGGAGGATGGTTCTCAGTACATCCCTGTTGATAATCATCTTTACGCTGATGGAAGAAGGGATGTGCAGCGAGCCGTGGTAATAGATTTTACTTGCGATATTTATTATGCTGAAATCAAGACGTGTAAGATGACTGCTTTCCCGATTGTGGATATACCAGGACTTGAGTTTTTGATCGTATCCCATACGATGTATGTTAATGACGGTATACCTGTAGACAAGTTGTCAAGATCCAAAAAGTTAATTTATATCGATCTTCAAAATATAGGGCAAAGAATGACCGTAATTCCTGAGGCTATAACTAGCAAGACTGAGGTATATTATTTAGATATGCTTGGCATGCTTGATCTTAGGGATATAGAATCTAGCGGGATAAGGAATATAAAGAATATGAAAAATCTTCAATCCCTTGAATTGTCCTCATGTTATTTGGATAGGTATATAAAGGAGTTTAATGATCTTCCTAAATTAACTTCGTTGAGAATACATCCTGGCCCTTCTGATATGTGGAATTATTTTGATATAAATACCCTTCCTTTTTTCGAGGTAGATAAGATAAATCCTAATATTACTGTTTTTTATTTTTTAGATGACTGGGTAAGTGGAGAAAGGAGGACGGGTTGGAATGATGATAATATGTCTGGAAGGGGATTGGAACATCTTACTAGTTTCGTTGCAGCTCATAGCAATAGTCTTAGAATGGATAAGCTTCCGGATTATATTTATGAGATGAGGGCTATTACATGGTTTGACGTGAATGCATCCACTCATAGCCAAAAAAGATCAGATGATTTCGTGAACTCTTTCTACGACCTTGTTGTAGGATGGGATCAGATTACTATGACATCCGTGGCTAAGGATGGGAAGAGGAACCAGTTCTATAGTCTTTCGGTAAGCATGTATAATGCTACTTATCCAACCGAAAACCAGCGTCCTTCCGGAACGGAGCAGGCCCCCGAGGGATTCGTGAAAGGCTCGTCCAACGGGTCTCCCGCTACACCTATGGAGAAGATATATGTGCTAAAAAATAACTACGCCCAGAGATGGACGATTAAACCAGAATAATATTATGAATATCAATATTTTAAAACTAAATTGGGGGGGGGGAGGTAAAATCCTATTTGCCTTATGATGAGAAGAAGGATGTTACCCAAAAGGAAGGTAATAGAGGTATTCGAGGAATTATCTCCTCAGGATAATGGATATTGGACGGTTCCTGATGGGGTCTATGAGGTTGAGTTCGCGTTGGTCGCCGGAGGTCTTAATGGAGAATATTCCGATATATATAATGCCGGGAGTGGAGGTAACGGAGGTGGTGTACTGACTGGGACTATATCCGTAAATCCAGGTGTTACATATAGGGTGGTTGTAGGAGATATAGGTGGTGATAGTATATTCGGTATATATCAGGCTATTGCCGGTAAAGGTGGAAGAGGCGGATATGGAGTTAAAGGGGATGGTAATGATCCTTCCCCGGGAAATCCAGGGCAAGATGGATCATATGTTTTTAATAACAAATATCCTGACCGATACCCTTATCCTATGGGCGCTGGTGGTGGATCGGGAGCTTATACAAGAGGATGGGATAAAGGCTTTTTATCCGGAGGTAAAGGTGGCAATCACGGAGGAGGTGATGGGGCTGGAGCTGAGGATACTGAGGGTGTTACTATTAATGGCGAAAATGGAGGTAATGCCACTTATTATGGTGGTGGTGGTGGAGGAGCCTCTAAAGCTTCTAATAGTGGGGCTACGAGCGGTCGAGGAGGATCAGGTTATCGTGGTATTATTATTTTACATTATTTTAAAAATGGATAACATGAATAGAAATGATATTATAAAAGAACTAGGTTCGTATTTTGATATAGTGGAATTGGTATGTCCTCATACATATAATAAGTGGAAGGACAGATCGTGGCAGTTTCTTGATACAGCGTTTCTCCATAATCTTCTTATATTACGGAGGGATATAATCAAACAGCCTATGTATTGTAATAATTGGGACAAGCAGGGGCAGTTTTCCCAACGTGGTCTTAGATGCAACATCTGCCAGATAGTTAAGGATAAGAAAGATGTTTATCTATCCGCTCATGTATTGGGTAAGGCTGGGGATTTCGATGTCAAGTCGATGACGGCGGAACAGGCTAGAGGCTTGATCTTGGATCATCAAGATATGTTACCATATCCTTTCCGGCTTGAAGGGAAGGTGGGTTGGTTGCATTTTGATAGCCTTGATACGAGGAACGGTATACGTGCTGTGGTGTTTTAGGTACTTAATGGTATAGTAGTTAACTTTGCGAGTGGGGTATAAAATGAAAGACAAAGACATGATAGAGCGAGTAGGGGCATTGTGGAATATTGCGCTTGCGTATGGTGCCTCTTGTTGGGCTTACTTCCAGCCAGTGCATCATTTATTGACCGTATTACTTATAGTATTAATAGCGAATTTTTTGGCTAGGTTAGCGCAAAGCGTAAGGGGCTGGAAGCTCCGACGAAGCCGTAGAAGACGGTTTAGTTTTAAGAGATGGCTTAGGGAGGTCAGGTTAACTGATATTCTTAAGGAGTTCGCTTTGTCTTGTTTTATAGTAATGACATTATGTGTTATATATAAGACGCTATACCCGATCGAGGAGGAGGCTAGTATGATACTTACCGTAACCAAATATGGTGTGTATATAGCCCTTGTGGGATATGTCATGCTTTTCTTGAATACCATAGGGGATACTTTCGCTGACGCTTATTTGGTTAAGGTATTCAAGGCTGTGTTTAAGAGGATAAACGTATTCAAGATGTTTAGTTTTTCCAAGAACATACCTGACGAGACGTTTGACGATATAAAGAAGATTGCTGATGATGAGGTTAAGGATAAGTCTTAGGGCGATTGTTTGTTTAGGTCTGTCGCTATTCCTGTCCTCTTGTGGAAGCAGGAGGCAGGTTAGCGACACGTCTATAGATAATCGTTTGATAAGCAGGATAGAGACGATGATAGATGAGGTCATGGACCGGAAGATCGTAGAGATCAGGACATCTGATCTTAATGCTGATATTGTCATAACTGAGAGGAAATTCGATACTACGAAGGAGGTGGATCCATCCACTGGGGAGCGACCCGTGTCCTCCCAGACGGACGCTCATATCGTCATCGGCCGGCGTGATAGCACCGTGACAGCCGACTCCCTTGGTATTGATAAGACGAGGAATGATATAAAGAATATGGATAATAAGATAGATATCAAATCTAAGGATGTGGATGATAAGGATGAGTCAAAGTGGCCTACAGCTATTATCTTTATCTCGATCTTAGGTATACTAGTTGTATTGTTCGTATTATTGAAAAGATTAGGATTGATAAAATAACAGGTGTACAAGGCGCCTTATACACCTGTGGGTTATCACCCCAGAAAGGATTGCAAATGCGAGGTCAGTCCCGGATTCGAACCGAGGTATATGGTTTTGCAGACCACCGACTAAACCGCTCATCCAACCGACCGTATCGCGAATATATAATTTTGTCTTTGACCAAACAACCTCTTTGACCATATTTTTACTCAACTAGAATATCCCTTAAAGAGAATCCCTTATCTAGTATACTGTTTGAGGAAATGTCTTTTCAAGGTCTACACTTATTGACACCAAAAGGAAATGTGGCGGCTCCGTGAGGCAGGGCAGGAGGTATCCCCACACGGCCGGCCAGGAGCGGAGCGACTCGTAGCCCACCTCCCTTTTCCCCTTGGCATATTACGCTTAAGCGTTGGAAAGAAGTAAACATATCAATGCATTAACGTCTGATGTAGGTAGTTGTTTGTCGATTAAAGATCCATAGACAACATAAGTAGATGTCAAAAATACACTAAACTAAATTATTGATATAAGTTATTGTTGAGATCTTGATTTTTCAATCTACTACATATTTTCATATTAATGTAATTAAGTTATATACTTTAGATAATAACAAAGCGTTAGCTAACTCTTTTTAATCAATCAACTTATGAGATAAATAAAGAAAATCTTTATAATGAGACTCCCTTCTTAAGGGGGCGAAAGTTTCTTATATCACATGTCACAAAATAGACAACTGTGTTTATAAAAGAAGGTGGATAAATAAATTCATCTCTTTTCTTAACTATCCCTACGATAGTCTCCCTACGCAATGTCCAAGTTGGATTTCGACCATAGCGATCGCCGTAAAAAGCCGCGATCTTGACATACTCCCATCACTAAAGCAAATGGGATTCTTGGATACAAACGCAAGAAACCCCGATATTACTATCGCTGGAATTACTCTTGCTCTCCAATTCGGAAATGCCCTTCCGAAGTATATTACGGGCTGCAAGAACATCACGGTCGTTGACTCATACAAAACAACATTCACGAAGCATTTTATCAAGATGCTTCGTTTTCTTGGAATGATAGATGTTGTATTTGTAGGTAATCATTTTTTTTTATTTACAATTTTGATTCAAAATTAATCAAACCAATTCATCCACCTTCTAAAGTATGGTGGTTTTGTCGGTTAAATAATCATAAACAAAAAAATGAGTACTTTCACAAGCACTCATTTTGAAATGGCAAATTTTTTAGTACCTTTGTACTATATAAAAAAAAACATATGGCAAATTTAACATTAATATTTGATCAATTCGTCTCTTCCTCAGAAAAAAAGAGGATGTCAGAAGAAAATAGGGCCTTGAGGAGGGATTCCGGCAAGGTCATCTTACCTTATTTGCTTAATGACAATACTAATCCTTGTTGCGATAATCCTAGGATAAAGCGTCAGTCATCATCAAAGTCAGAGATACTGGAGAAGCCGATATCGGAGACGCTGATAGGCATTCTCATCATATGCCTTGACCCTATAAGGTTTAGGACGCTGGGGATCAAATACAACATCAAGTGGTTCTATTACTTTGTGAATGAAATAGTTAATTACTATATCAAGCATCATCGTCTTGGTGGTGATAATCTCGCCTATCAGGTAAGGCTTGTCAGGTGGCTTCTGCTTAGTTACGTGAACGTGGCTGTTGTCCACGGTTATTATGCTATGGTGAGGAAGGCGAAGAAAGAGCATCCTGATCTCTTCGTGCATAGCAATAAGGCTAGGTATTATTATTGGGATAGGTGTCCTTTAGACTACCACAAGCTAGAGGACGAGCAAAATATAAACAACCCGACCTATAAGGCTCATGAGTGCAATAGGAAGCGTGCCGAGGATATCAAGCGTGTTGTTTATGACTCCATGGATTCGATCAGGAAACGTGACCTTAAGGATTTCGTGTCCTCTAAGAATAATGGCGTTAGTATTTCTTTTAAGGAAAAGGTTCAGAACAAGGTCAGGAAGAAGGGCTTTGGTAATGTCAGTATCAAGACCATAGAGAGGGCTATAAAGAGCTATTTAGATGAGCGTGGTGTCACTTTCTCTGAGTTCGTCGATGGGGTGAGGAAGTTGGATAGGAAGATAAAGGAAGTCAAGTCCGCTTTTGGCAAGGTTAAAAGGATTAAGATCTTTGGCGTCAAGGCTTATGATTATGTGTCTGGAGATGAGATAGTTGATGAGTTTGGTATGGCCGCGTTGTCTGATGAGGTGTGGATTCCTGATAATAGCACACCGTTCCTTGATGATTATATTGAATCGCAGTATTTGTCTAACAATTTTAATTTCTAATATTATGGTTAATATAAAATCACATGACTTTTATACGGTGTTTGATGATAAGAAGCAACTTTTTAAAGTATCATCATTATTTGATTCTTTAGATGAATCTGAAGATATAGTAAAAGATTTGATGGATTCTGGCACATTCATGTATGTTGTTGACGAACGACTGTCTATGATATGGGTGGATATATTTATGATGATAGAGCTTCTTGGGGAATATGATGGTGGGGATGTTAAGGATTTGGCTATTAAATGCTCTTCTCTCTATTTGAAAGATAAGGTGATGCGTTTAATTGTCGATTATGTCAATTGCGATTCTGATGATTATGATGATAGCGTTGATCCTATATTGAGTTATTGTAGCAATCTTATTCATAGTGGTGATGGGAATATTGATTATCTGCCATTGTCCGACATGGTAAGTTTGAATGTAGGAAATTATATGTCAGATGACATGTTGAAGCTATTTGATATTGCCAAGGAAGACAATCGCATAATATCTATATTGTTTGTTTTGTTAAGTAGACCTTATGTTGACGATTATGGTTTTTTTACTCTTACTGATTTGCTTTCTATGATGATTGATAAAGGTTTTATTGGTGATCGTGATGATATAGTGAATGCCTTAGGGCTTATCTTAAAGTAGGTTTATTGTATTGGTATGACCCTATTTTGTATCTTTGCTTAAAAGTAGTAAATATGAATCAGATAAATATCATACCGAAGATAATTCATGATAAGTTTGCCGCAAGGATTATCATGGATGATTACGATATAGAAAAACCTATCGTTATTACTGTCGTGGCTAGGCGTAACGATGGTGAGTATAACACCCAGATATTGACATACCCGACATCGGGCGTTGATTATGAGGGTAATGTAAGGATGGTGTTTTTCGATGTCGCTAGGTCTCATGTTTGCCAGATAACATCGGTATTTATCAACGGGCATGAGGTTAAGACATATTATACCGATGTCCCTGATCTTGATATGCAAGCCCGTTATGACGACAGCTTGTGCCGGTACGACAAGAAGGTTAACATGAACGATATCCGCTTGTCGTTTCAAGTACTGGAGACACGTGATCCAAAGGTATTGCAGGTATTGGATGAGTCTGAGTGGGGGCTGCTGGAGGACAGGAAGGCGATCATCGAGATCACTACGCCGGGCATGTCCGACCCCGTTACGTTGTTTCTTGGCAAGAATCAGGTCAATACCTTTACTAGCCTAACATTAGGCCTCAATTGCTTTAATTACGATGATTGTAATGTCAAGTACCTTGATTTACCTGATGGTATATATGATATCAAGATCATAGGTAGCCCTTCTACTTATAACTTCAGTCGCAAGTATCTTAAGACGGATCTTATACGCAGACGTCTTGATCGGCTATGGATTAAGACTGATGTCCTATGCGAGGACAAGGATAAGGATCTTATAAATAAGATACAGGAGATGGAAACACTTATGGTCGTGGCTGAGGCTAACGTCAGGCTGGATAATATAGAGGCGGCTCATGAGATCATTGATCGTGTAGGAGAGCTTCTTGAGATGGCTACTAATTGCGTGGATTGTTGAATTTTAAAGATATAATTATGGGTTGTAATACTTGTAAGGAAAAGGCGTTAAGGGCCGAGAGAGAAAGGATTGAGAGAAGTATGATGAATCATTCTTCTTCTACCGCTGTTAGCGATATGGAGTACGCTTCTAGAAGAACCGCTGGTTGTATGGTTATGCAAGATCCGTTGCAGACCATGGAACGTGACGTGGTTAGTATATATAAGCAAGTTCGTACCAAGGGTGATGGCGTGGGTGTATCTTATCTTAATATGCAGAAAAAGATCCGTGAATGGATCAAGAACCTGCCGTATGGATGCCCGCCTGACGAGGAGGTACAGGAAATGAGAAAGGAGATTCTGAATGGGCGCGCAGAGCATATCAAACCTTGATAGGACGGATTTATGTAAGTCCGTAGACGAATGGCTGTCCTGCCAATGGGGTAGATATATGAGATACCATAGGTATAGGATCGGGAATAAGCCCGATATATCCTATTGGGGTAAGATAATTCGTCTGCAAAGGTCATTATGTGATAATGATTGCGGGTTATGCCCGGATGAGGTGAGATCGTTAAAGGAACGTGTTAATAAGTTGCTGGCATGAGAAAGTATAATTGTTCACATATAACTCCGTCCACTTGCGTACCTTATGAGGGTGATCTACCAGAGTGGTCAAAGCATAAGGACTCTGATGAGTGTGTTATGATCTCTGATGTGATAGAGGAGATATATGACGAGCTTACCCGTATCAGGGAGGCTATAGATGTCCGGGATCTTGGTGAGTCTTGCGTGAAGGTAAGTGGCGATAAGACTGTAGCTAAAATCCTTTACGCTATTGAGGATAAGATTTGCAATGGGTAATTAATGTCCTGATTTTAGGATATTAAAAATAGCCAATCGGTTTGTGTTTATCATCCCGATTGGCTATTTTTGTATGTCCGCCGACTCTCACGAGGGAGCGGACATAAAGTATTTAATTATTAATCTCAAAATTAGACTAAAAAATGAAGACGGTTAATGTTTTGACGAGAAAAATGGGTGATTTTAACGTTTTTCAAAGAACTAGTGATGGTTATTTTGATGCCAACAGTTTACTTAAGCAATGGAATGATAATCCCGATAGCACGAGAAGACGGCTTGATGATTTTATGAATAGTGGTAGAACTAAGGAATTTATTAGTGCTTTATCTGAAGATGAAAGCCATAGGAGAAAAATCGACATTGGTGATAATCAATTAGTTATAAAAGTAAAAGGTAAGACAACTAAGCATGGTAAAACTCCTGATAAGGTGTGGATGCATCCTCTGTTGTTTATAAAATTTGCCATGTGGATAAATCCTAGATTCGAAGTTCAGGTGTTGAGATTTGTACATGATCAACTTATAGATTACAGGGATAAGGCTGGTGATGCTTACAAGAGGATGTCTTCCGCTTTATCTAAAATAATTGAATCTTCAAGACTAAGAGATAAAATACAAGATTTGGCCAGATCCGTAAATATTATTGTCTATGGCCTTCATGAGACTATGATAAGAAATTCTGTTGGAGAGGAGGCTAAGGCTAAGGAGTTGATGGAGCTGGAGATTGATATAGCCAAGATGATTGAGTTTGGATATATAACCACAGAAGAACAGTTAAGGGATTATTTGTATAAGGTTTTGAGAAGCAAAAAGGCTCTTCCTTTGTAATTTGATTTTAAATTGTATCTTTGTGACAAAGTGAATCACAATGGTATACGGTAATAAAGAAATAGTTCGGACGTTCACCAGAAACAACCCGCCTGCCGGGTATGTGGGCGGCTCTGTTGACTACCGGGTCCCGGCCGATGTTTATTTTGGCGATACGCAGGAGGAGGCTGATAGTAAGGCTGAGGATGATGTCAATGCCAACGGTCAGGATTACGCCAACACATATGCCGACATAATACCGGCTGTATGGTATAATGATCAGGTATGCGATGAGTTTATTAAGAACAATTGCGTAAGTGGTAAGGGATCCAAAGAACAGGTATGTATAGAGGAAGGCAGGTTCGTCTCTTACGTATCCAAGAAAGACGCCAATGATAAGGCGATGGTTGAGCTTGGAAGGATCGGGCAGGGGGAGGCCAACGCCGTTGGGGCTTGCTGCGAGGACTGGGCCTCACAGCCTCTTCGTGGCTTGTTTTACAAGAACGATTGTGAGACCGGGACATCGGGTAAAGAAGGTATTGTGTATGAATTGCCAGCCGGAGCTGTCATATCTGATATATCCCAGATTGATGCTGATACGTTAGCTTATAGGAAGTTCATGAAAGAAGGTCAGGAGAAGGCTAACTCCGAAGGTAGTTGCTCCCCTGTATTCTATAATACTACGATCGGTGATTGGTTTGAGAAGGTATGTCCGTTTGGATATAAATCAGGTAGGGTATATTATTCTATCAAAGCCAATAGGTTTAGATCATGGATATCAGTAGAGGATGCCAACGCCAAAGCTCGTGAGGTTTTGATGGTAGAGGGGCAGGAGTACGCTGATCTTAATCTTGAGTGCGAGAAATGGATTGAGAATATTGATCAAGAGGATCAATGTTATTGGTGATGATGCGCGTTTAGTTTTCCATAATAGTTGATTTAGTGTTTGGAGGAGATTGCATGTCTCCTCCATTTTTTTGTATATATATCAAGGGTGATAAGTTTATATACTGTAATACACTTGCTTATATGTTGAATATATTTTATATTTGCATACCTATCTATTCATCTCGAACCGATAGGTATTATGTTTAATTTAAAATATTGTTCAAAGTTATGAAAAGTCGGGTTGAAATCAAATCTTCTGACAGGAGATTGATGGGCGTTGTTATACCTGCGCTCAGTGATAATGGTTTTGTTAACATCACTTTAGCTATGAAAGTCTTGTCTGATGATAGGCTTAAAAAAGGTTTATCTCCTAAGAAACTTAATGATATTATTAAGTATAATGGTTTCCAGGAGAAATGCAGGGAAATAATAAGTAGGCTAGAAAATAGGAATTTATGTAAGCAGACAAAAATCGGCTTACAAAATAAGACATTGAATCTTAGTGATTTAAATAAAATAGGGTTGGCATGCCGAAAGGGTAAGGGAGATGGTCAAACGTGGTATATGAACCCCTACCTTTTCCTTGTGGTGGCCATGGAAATGAGTCCTGAGGTTTGCGCCGATGTTGTGATGTGGTTTGTTGATAATATCGTAGGGGTAAGAAATGCAGCTGGTGATGCTTATATAGAGATGTGCAGCAGCGTATCTTCGCTTATAAGCGACAAAAGTAACTTAAAGGAATCGTTATCAAGAATTGCTAAGGGTATAAATTTTGTTGTTTTTGGCGTACATGAGGAAGGGATAAGAAATAGAGCTTCCTTCGAGGAGCTAGATATGATAGTATCAATAGAAAGAAATATATCTTACGCTATTAAGGCTGGATATATAAAAGACTATAATGGCGTTATAAACGATTTGGGAAGGCAATGGAAAGATAGATGGGGTAATCCTGTTCTTAAATTGAAGTCCTGATCTTATCTTGTTGTTATGGTTTATGGGTATAGGGGATGCGAATGACGTGTCCCTTATATTGTTTAATAACGTATGTTGTCTTGTTTCCAAACCAAATAAGTATCTTTGCTAAAAACATTAATATTATTAATATGTGTAATACAGGTGGTTGTTGTCATGATCATTCACGGGAACGTCCCGAAGAGTGTTGTCATGGCGTTAAGATAGATAGGTTTCTTAACAAATGCCCTAACGATCCTTGTGATCCTTGCGATCGGGATTGTCAGGACGAGCCTTGTGTTGGCTACGGATGTCCTATAGTTTTGTATGATAAATGCATCTTATACTCAGGTGATGAGTTGGTGGTGGATGGGATAGAAAAAGGCACGGATCTTTCTGTCGTTATAGACTCATTGAGGCGTATTATAGCGTCTAGGGATAAGCAGATAGATTTATACCATCGTGAGGTTCTGGATTTGAAGAAAATTATAAACGAGCTTGTCAATGCCGGTAATGGCGGCGGTGATAATGGTGCAGAAGAGGAGGTATGGTAATGAATGGTTGTAACAAGAAACAATACAGGCCTACTGTAGATGAGACTAAGGTGCCATGTTCTATGTATATGAGCACCGATTGTATTTATCCCGGAGACAAGGTACGTGTGGAGTCATTGGGATTATCTCCCAGCTGCGATATGTCTGATGTCCTTAACGCTATGATAAAAGCCATAAGGGACAGGGATGCTGAGATACTTGAATTAAGGAGAATGATTAATAAATTGATTTGACATGAGAAATTGTAATCCATGTAAGCCGGAATATAGACCGGGGAATGAATGTAGTATCTACAGTTCCCAGATTATATATGACGGTCAGTCTTTTCCTGAGGCGGATATCAGGAACGGTGATGGAATGAATAACGTGATCGAGTCTCTGGTAAGGAAGTTGGTAGCCGTATCTGGAGCAACGGCGTCCATCCAAAGGGATTCGTTTAAGGGAGTGCAGGTCGTAAGGTTAAGATACGAGCCTCTGAATGTTCTTAGCGTGACCTACTGCGGTACTATCGTACCTAACGACGGGTATGTGGTTTCCGGAAGATCTGTTAAGTTTAAGAAAAGGTATTGCATGGGCGATGAGTTCGCTGATGTTAATATCGTATATACTACATTGAATAGTAATATTTTAAATACTTCTTGTTATGGCTAATAGAGTATATGATACGGTATTGGCTTCCGAGTGCGACGGTTGGGTATGTGGTGAGACACTTAAGAAAGGATCTGTCCCGGCCGATAGATTGGAGCTTGACTCTTTCTCGGAGGCCGTCAGGGAGCTTATAGAGCGTTTTTTCGAGGAGGGATGGTTGCCGGACATGATCTGCGATCTTGGTTGTGGAGGCGCCAGTGTATTTGAGATTAAGCCTACTAACTTCGAGTATCCTCCTGAGGGCGGTGAGCAGATTCTGGAGATTATCGTAGGTAAGAGTGATAAATGGACTATAACTCAAGCGGAATGATATGAATAATTTAAAAGATATTCTTGCTAAGATCGAGCAAGGTTCCTCATGGGTGTCCTACGACAAGATTTCCGGTACCGGCCCTGATAAGGTGGCTATTAAAGTAGAGCCGGGATGGATGGGTAGGTTGCCTAGGGAGACTTACGTAGCGGTCGAGAAAGGCAAGGTAACGAAACTCGCTACCATAACCCAGAAGGGTATTGAGCGGGTGAGCGTAGATCCGGCCAATATCATGTTCGACATGGAGGGTGGGACGGCGGTCATCAACGCCAAGCTTAACTCCGCCTCGGTCAAGGCCTCCTGCCTTACCCTTGGTGGCTCGGTGAGCAAGTCCTATATAGTATCCATGAACGTGAACGGCTTATCCATGAAAGTCCCGGAAGAGGATAGCAGATATATAGTGTATGCCGATCCTGAGGATCCCGGAGCCACTGATTTGTATGAGGCTAGCTTTGTCATAGCTATGCCTAAGAATATGGATAACGAACAGCATCATGAGATGTTTGTCTTGAACGGTAAGGTTGTTAATATCAATCAACAGCCTAATGATATACCTTATATCATACTTGATCATGACTTCGATAACGTGACTAGCGAGAACGGTCAGGTTGTCATCGATATCAAGTCCAATACCGAGTATGATATCGAGCTGGTATGTTGCACTTGCGGTGATGGTAGTGAGCCGGAACCGGAACCACCCTTTAACGTGGATCCGCAAAGGTTGGCGCTTAATAAGGATGGTGATACCCAGATCGTGAGGGTAGAGGCCGGAGATAATGTTTCATGGAGAATAGAGGAGGATTGACATGGCAAGGGAAGTAGATAAGAATTGCGTTGAGGGTAATTGCTTTGCCATTAACGACAAGAGCCATGGGGTAGGCGATAATAAGCTTAACATCGTATACAAGGCTAATTACACCGGTCAGATCTGTACGGCTAAGTTCCGTATAACGTCAAAGGACGGTAGTGTTGTTAAGGAGTATATGATAGCCCAAGATGCCAAGCCCGTTTATTATAATATCAAGATGGTTCAGCCGTTTACCAAGGATGACTGTCTAGCCAACCAGCACGGTTCGGTTGTCTTGTATGTGGTTGAGGAACGGACGTACAAGTCGTTTATCTCACAGGAGGACGCTGACGCTAAGGCTATGGAGGATATAGCTCTTAACGGACAGAAGTACGCTAATGAGCATGGTGAGTGTATAACTGACATCTGGTATAACGAGGAGCAAAGGAAAACCTTTATCCGTAACAATTGTGATAAGTTTAGTGACGGTCAGGAATATGTTTACATCGTTCCTGAGGGTAAGTACGTGTCTTCTATCTCTCAAGAGGACGCCGACAGGAAGGCTCTTGAGGATATTGAAAAGAATGGTCAACAACAAGCTAATCTGGAAGGTGAGTGTAAGCCTAAGGAGAATATTTATTATGGTAAGTTTAGCAAGACCTTTACCCGTAACAATTGCGACTCCACTCAATACGGAACGGATGTGGTTGTTAATGAGACGATGGTTACAGGAGACTTTAGATCCATCGTATCTCAGGAGGAGGCTAATAAGTTAGCACAAGCCGCTGTAGAGGCTCAGGGTCAGGATATAGCTAATATCAAGGGTAATTGCGAGAAGATACCGGTATTTACCGGATCGTATTCTAAGGTATTCCAGAGAACCAATTGTCCTGAAGGTTCTACGCCTGTTGACTTTACCGTGGATGAGAAGATGTGTACCGGCTATCCGTTCACTTCTACAGTATCACAGGATGCCGCCAATAAGCTGGCTCAGGACGCTGTGGAGGCGCAAGGTCAGGCTATCACCAACGAGCGTGGCGATTGTCAGACTAACGTCTACTATAACGTTAGGATGGAGAAGACAGTCACTAGAAACAATTGCGATGAGTTCCATATCGGTCAACCTTACACTTATGTTGTAGCCGCTGGTAAGTACTTCTCTATTATCTCTCAGGAGGATGCTGACAATAAGGCTAAGGCCGATCTTGAGGCTAACGCCCAACAACAAGCTAACCTTGAAGGTGAATGTAAGGAGAAGGTCGTATATCATGGTAAATACAGTAAGGAATTTACCCGTAATAATTGCGATGAGACCCAGTACGGTACTAAGGTTGTTGTAGACGAGACTATGGTGACAGGAGACTTTAGGTCTACCGTGTCTCAGGAGGACGCTAATAACAAGGCTAAGGCCGCTGTTGAGGCTCAAGGTCAGGACGTGGCTAACGTGAAAGGTAAGTGTGAGAAAGTTCCTGTATATACCGGTACTTATACACGTACGTTTACCCGTAACAATTGTGGTACCGGTACTGGTGGTACTTATACGGTAAATGATAGGATGGTTGACGGTTACCCGTTCACGTCTACCGTATCTCAGGAGGATGCCAACAATAAGGCCAAGGCCGCCGTTGACGCCCAAGGACAGGCTCTTGCCAATATCCACGCCCTTTGCACGTACACCGGCCGTGCTTCCTTGGAGTTCACGAGAAACAACTGTGGTGAGTGTAAGATCGGATCTAAGGTGACGATCACCCAAGATATGGTAGAAGGACACCCATTCCAGTCTAACGACTCCCAGACCGCCGCTGACGCTATGGCTATGACCGCCGTACAGGCTCAAGGACAGGCTTTGGCTAACACCAGGGGTACTTGTTCTGACGCTACTATGTATACCGGTAGGGCTAGCTTCGAGTTCACTAAGAGCAATTGTGGAGCTAATCAGATAGGAGATCCGTTCACCGTGACACAGGATATGGTCGATGGTCATCCGTTCCAGTCTTGCGTATCGCAGGATGAGGCTAACTTGGTGGCTATGGCCGCTGTCATGAATCAAGGACAGAGGGTTGCCGATGAGCGTGGTACTTGCCATGAGGCTCCTAAGTACACCGGTCATTATAGTGAGGTGTTCGAGAAGAATAATTGTCCATCCGGATTGATACCTTCATCTGTTAACGTTACGGAGGCTGATGTCACTGGTGGTCCGTTCTATTCTTATGAGAGCCAGTTCGCCGCCGATGAGCTTGCCAAGGCCGCTGTCAAGGCGCAAGGTCAGGCTATAGCCAATGATCGTGGTACTTGTGATGAGCTGAAGATATATGTAGGTAATTATAGCAAGGAGTTCACTCCTAAATGTCCTACTTGTCAGTACGCTGATCCTATTACCGTAACCCCGGATCTTATGGGTCAGTTCTTCACCTCAACCCGTTCTCAGGAAGAGGCAGACGCTTTGGCTAAGGCCTATATCGACAGAATGGGTCAGGCGTTCGTCAACAAGAACTACGATGATACGTGCCATACGAAGACCGAGCAACCGGTATGGGAGACTATAGAGACTGTATGTAAGGACTGTATCTCTCAGTTACATCAACGTAACACCAATACCTGTTATACTGATCCTGATAATCAAGAGCGGTATATAGCTGGTGGTAATAATACATGTTTCTGGTTTGGTACGGCATCCAAGGCCTTTACCCGTCAATGTGCGGATGGTGGAGTTGGAAGCTCTGTTACCGTAACTCAGAATGATGTTACGGATCCAAGTCCTAGCTCTGATGGTAAGTTTAAGTCATGTGTATCCCAAGCTGACGCTAACGCCAAGGCATTGGCCGCCGTGAACTCTCAGGGTCAGGCCGTGGCCAACTCGAAGGGTACTTGTACTTGGACAGGAAGCTATACCGGTCAGGTTCAGAAGAACAATTGCGCTGATGGCGGCGTAGGCGACATGGTATCCGTAAGTAGCGACAGGCTGCCGGGACATCCGTATACCTCCAACATATCTTTGGCTGACGCTAATAAGAAGGCCGAGAATGCTGTTCGTGGAGCCGATGGACAGAACTACGCCAATAAGAACGGTGGATGTACTTGGACTTACGTGGCAAGCCGTGACTTCTATAAGAACAATTGCGCCGGAAGCGGGGTTGGTCAGAGAATAACGGTGACCTCTACGCAAGCCAACGGCGGTACGCCTATCACCAGCAAGGTTTCTTTGGCTGATGCCAGGAGCAAGGCAGAGCAGATCCTAGACCAGAAGGGGCAGGATTACGCTAACCAACATGGAACTTGCGTATGGACCGGTACTGGAAGCTATACTTTCTATAAGGACAATTGCGGTTCTTGTAAGCAAGGTGTAGCTATATCAGTTCCTTATAGCTCATTAGGATTGAATCCTATAACATCAACGGTTTCTCAGGCGGACGCTAACAACAAGGTTCAAGAAGCTTTCAGAAATGATTCGGCTACCAGAACCGCAGCTCAGGCTTACGCCAACAAGAACGGCGATTGTGAGGATACTCCTCCAGATTGGACTAGTTGGAGTTATGACGGTGGAAGACATTGCTCTAGTGGTGATGTTTGGGCTACATACAGAAGGAGTGATAGGAATGGATGTCATGCTGACCAGACAGAGGATCGGGTATATGAGTATTGCTCATGTGGATGTTCCGGTGGTTCTTGCGATAGCTGTTGTGATCCTAATTCTTGGAGTAGAGTAGGAGACGCTAAGTGTAGATCTGGCGAAAGTGTAGCTTTATATAGAAATGATTGTGGAGATGAGGAATATAGAAGCTATGGATCTGCTTGTTGTAATACACTTGGTTTCCAAGGAGGCTCTGTTACTAGTAGGAATTGTCCATCCAATAAGCCTTGTGGAGTAACGATTACCTATCCGGATGTACCTTCTGGATCTATATGTGCATCTAGTACGTCTTCTGCCAACGCTCAGGCTAGCGATAAGATAGAGACACTTAGATCCCAAGCTCAGGCATTAGCGGATGCAGGTTGTTCTGCGAAGGTTGGTAATGATGATCGATGGGGGAATGTCAAGGCTACGAACTGTCCTAGTAACTGTACTCCTAAGACTATCAGTTATAAGCAAATCGCTGGTAAATACACCGCCTGTACCAAGGACGAGGCAAACAGGATAGCCGACAATAACCTCCAATCCGATGGTATCTCTTACGCCAATGGATTAGCTCAGGCCGATAGATGCGATTGCCCAGAGCCAACAAAGACGTGGAGAGCCAACGCTATGCTGAGCGGTGATCCTTGTAATGGCCTGTCTGGTTCTACATCTGCATTAAGGTGCTCCTATGAAGTGTCTTACAATAATCAATGTGGATCATCTAAATCAATAACTGTAACTGTTACTGGCAGGAATGATAATGGGCAAACTGTTACGGCTGGAAGTACTTCCGTAAGTATACCTACTGGGTCTGGTAAAAAAACCGGTGTCATAGGTTTTGATTCAGGAGTACAATGTGGATCCATAAGTGTTTCTGGGGGAGGATCTGGGAACTGTTAAGATTCTGATGTATAACAAAAAAAGGAGAGGCTAATAAGTCTCTCCTTTTTATTAAAAAACCATCACAGCAGTGATTGTCAACAATTACCTGAATCATGACCAGAGATTGTTACATCTCCACATACCACTTCTCGGCTAAAATACACACTTCCACTCTTGCTTCCAGATCCTGCGGGAATTGTAAAGCTAGCGCTATTGACCTGCTCTTCTCCGTTTTGTGTATATCCTACACCACTCACAGAGCCAGATATAGATCTACCACATTGATTATTATACGTAATCGTAAATCCTCTTGATGTGACAAGTTGCTCATGACTTATGCAATCATTATTCATAGATACAGACCATGACCACGTCTTCTGCTCCGGGCAATCGCATTCCATAGCGTTGGCTTTTTCCTGTGCTAGTCTCTGTGCGTCAGCCTGTGCCGCGGCGGTAAGTTGGTAGTTTCATCAACCTCTTTTATTCTATTTTCGATAGAAATGACTAATATTGTATCACTAACATTAAAAAAGTAAGACTATGGCATGTGCTAAGAAAAAGAAGATGGCAGAAGGAGGCAAAGTCTCCGAGAAAAAGAAACCTCAAATGAAATGTGGAGGCAAGGTTAAGAAAAAGAAGTAATAACCGGAGGGGTATATCCCCTCCTTAGTATTTCATGCATGAAAAATTCAGAATTTGTATCTAGGATCATAAATGATATGAACTCCATCAATAAGGACGCTCATGTCAGTAGGAGGTGGATATTATCTATAGGAAGGCAAAAAGCAAGGTCTTATATAGCCCAGAAGTATGCTGATGGAACCTTGTTCGGCGAGGAATCGCTATATACTCATATTAATTGCATGGAGATGGAGAGAGTCCGGAAGGTTGATTGTTGCTTTGATGAGTTTAAGTTATGCCGGATACTTATGAGATCCAAGAAAAGGCTTCCCGATATGATATATACCCGTATAGGACCGGCTATTATAAAGGTATCGAACATCATGGATGATATTATATTTACTCCTATATCGTTAAGAAAATACGCTAATAACAAGGAACGTAAATATGGTAATATAGATCAATATTATTATTACGTCAATGATGGATATATCTATATACCAGATATTAACATAGAGGCTATAAATGTTGATCTTATAACTCTCGACAGAAAAGCGGCGTTAGAGCTAGGGGGATGTGGAGCTGAAAAAGATAAGCCATGTACATCTCAATGGGATTATGATTTCATATGCCCAGACAAACTTCTTGAATATGTGGTTTCCGAAACATTAAGGGAAACTGTAACCAAATTGCAGATCCCTACGGATGAGAACCCGGATATGGATATTAATAAGAAAACACAAAAAATTCAGTAAACATAAATCTAATAAGATCAATAATCAATTTCTTCGGTTTCAATGACGCCATAGTTGACGGTATAGGCGAAAGAGGGATGAGAGACAGCTCTATCATAAGATATAATGAGGTGCACGATATGTATGACAAGATTATAAAAGATCTGGGAGATATGTCGGCTTACGTATCCAAGGGTTATATCTATGATAAGATAAAGGAAAGAACGGGATTAAGTACCAGACATATTAGTAGGATATTAAATCATACTAATAGAAAAGATCTTAGGTTTATATAAAAAGGAGAGGATAATCAACCTCTCCTTTTTTGTTTTTAACAGCCTCCACCTTGACTTGGATTAGATACATACATGCTTGTAGCATTGCTAACACAATCACTCCCGCCTGATACCGTTCCCGATCCGGATGGTATGGTGACTGTTTTAGTGGTAGAGAAATATTCTACATTTCCAGATGGTTCAGATCTAGTATAATACACATCAAATGATGCTGTTTTAGATTTACCACATGGATTATCATAACTTACGGATATACTTAAGCATTGTCCATTAAAACTTCCGCTAGCGTAAGCGCTCCATGTCTTCGTTGGCTCCAAGCAATCACATCTATCGGCCTGCGCCAAGCCATTAGCGTAAGAGGTGCCGTCTGACTGTAGGTTGCTGTCGGCTATCCTGTTTGCCTCGTCCTTGGTACAGGCGGTATATTTTTGTGTATAAATTTCTTGTATTAGGATGAAATCGTTATATTTGTGATATGAAAACAAAGTCATTTAAAATACTTGATCAGTACTTTCTTCGGTTTTATAGATCTATTATGTCTAAGAACGGCAAGAGAAGGAAACATACGATCGTGGACAAGAATGATATTCTAGAATGTCAGTCCTTGATATGGAAGGTTATACGTGATAAGTATCTGGAGAATGAGGGTGGAGTTTATATAAACAACATCGGCTATCTATGCCATAAGATCAATCCCAATCGTAAGATATATCTAAATAAGCTTACTGGTACTATTAACAGACGTGGGACGGGTGGATATTCTTATGTCCATACGTGTATTGATTTCATGCCAAGGAACAGGTATTTCCATCTCTATATTTCTCCTGCGTTAAACAAGGAGTGCAGACTGGCTATGGAGTCTGGAAGGAGATATAAGTTCTTGTACAGGGAGGTTGAATCGGAGAGTAAGGTATTTGGAGTTAAATGGGTGTATAAACTATAATATTTGTTTTTATGATCGAATTAGGTTTGTTCGTGAGAATAGATCGGATCTTTTTTTGTGTGATATATACTATTGTCTATTTTTGTATAAAAGAGTTTGTTATGACGATAAAGGGTTTATTGGCTGAGATCAAGGCCGATTTACATAAATACGATGATAGCGGGGCTATAGATACCTCGTCTGTTTATAGGTGGGCTGAGATTGCGTTGAAAAGGTTCGGGGGTGTTATAGCGGTCATGTCCGAGGCGGTTGTCAAGACCAACAACAAACAAGCGGTATTGCCTTCCGATTTTTTCGACATGCTTGATGCCTATAGGTGTGAGCCTCTTGTCTGTGAGATTCCGGGCGGCGACAAGGCTAAGGCTGACCTTCAACACGAGATCGGCTGGGTCGAGCGCACCGAGCGTGGGTTCCGTTGGAACTCCTGCACCGAGTGCTGCAAGGAGGAATTTGAGAAGACGATCACGGAGAAGATTTATATTGGATCCCATGAGGTTCGTTTCCATTATCATCATCCCGTAAGGTTATCCATAGGTCGTGGGTTGAGGCGTGATTGCGCCGCCGACAAGTATCGGGATAAGTACGATTGGGATAATTATGATATAACTATATCTGGCAATACTATGTATACCGGGTTTGATGGATTTATTTATATCATATATCGTGCTACGCCTAAGGATGATGACGGTCTCCCATATATACCTGAAACGGCGTTAGGTTATCTTGAGGATTATGTCGAGACGTATATCAAGATGAAGATCTTCGAGAACGCCGCCGTTAACGGTTTGATACAAGGGGCTGGTGATGCTTATAAACTATACGCCCAGCAGGAGCCGGGTAAGTTCGCTAGGGCCATGAAAGAGCTTAAGATGTCGATGATTACCTTGAATGATTATCGGGAGCTGGCTGAGGATAATAGGAGGAGGATGCTGTCTCATGAGCGTATGTGGCCCAACGCTTTTGATAAGTATATTAAACTTATTTAACAAAATACGATGATATGGCTGATTGGATACATTTAGATAAGACAAGTGGTACCGGACCTGCTGAGGTTAGAGTTACCGCTGATATCAATGAGACTGGAGAGATACGTCAGGCTACGTACAAGGTTATAAAAGAAGGCACCAAGGAGGAGAAGACGTTCGTGTGCAGACAGGAGTCGGTCCCGGTGGTTATTATCCCGGAGTTCGACTACCTAGTGCTTAGGTATATCTGGGCTGACGAGGACGGCATTGACTTTGATACGGCTACCGGTTTCGATAACACCGGCCTCCCGGACGTGGACGGCAAGCTGGTTGGTTGGAGTAAACAGTACCAGACCACGCAGGAACGGGTAGGTGATTATCTCATCCATGGTGGTGATAACATGGAATCGGGTAATGAGGCAGCTTTGATCCAGATGGGACCGTTGTTGGATGGTGATAATTATGATAAATTACCTCTTGAGATCAGATGCAGTATATACGGTAACTGGTATGGTGGTCGTGAGAAAGGTAATGTCACTATCAGGTTCACGGCATATAAGGGAGGTACGATGGAGAAACGTGGATATGATTTTGTCAATATCGGAGGCGAGGAGGTTTATACCGGTGACGCTCCCACTAACGTATCCGCCCATGGTGAGGATAATTGGCAAAATATAAAGACCTTGTATTCTAAGGTAGGCACGATGATCTACAACAAGGAGTCTCGTGACTGTATTGTAAGAATAGGTGAGTGATTGTTCTTTTTCATAATCATACAGTTTTTGTTAAGATCCGGCGTGTAAGTGATTATCCGCCGGATTTGCTATATTTGCGAAAAAGATAAGATCGTGCAAAATAACTCTAACATAGCGGTTCCCGATTCCGGGATGAACAGGGATAAGCATCCACAGGACCTATCCCCGTCTGAGTACAGTTTCGCCTTGAACGCTACCATAGAGGGTGACGATGGAAGCCAGCTTAAGATTCAGAACGAGCCTAGTACCCTTTTATGTAAGCGATTTGATGGCTATAAGGTTATTGGGTATAAGAATGATATAGCTGGTGATAACACTTATTTCTTTCTGGTGAATCCTGATAACAACACCTCTAAGATCACGTTCATGAGGTCATTGGATTATGTCAAGACCGTAGAGGATCAATTAGCGGGATCAGGAAAAGATATTCATCGTATCCTTGGCGAGAGGCTTGAGGAGTCGGATGGTCGTTTCGATGAGATATGTGATTTGATGGAGGTCTTGATAGAGGATGGGACCGATGATCCTTGCCTTAACTTCTCCATTCATCACCCGATTTTCGATATAGAGATCAAGGATGAGAAATGCGGGAAGGTGATATACTGGACCGATGGATATAATCCCCAGCGATATGTTATGGTCGATAAGGCCCTTAACCCGGATGATGATGGTGACTTTTGGTATCATTACCATGGGTATAAGACATGTGGGGATGACAAGCCAATAGAGAGGTGTAGGCTGGCCTGCGAGAAGCTGCTGGTGTTCCCGTTGCTGACGGCCCCGTGCGTGGAGCCTGAGGTCGTGGAGTTCGGGGGGAGCCTGCGTGCCGGGACCTACCAGTTCTGCGTGGCGTTGTGCGATGAGTTCGGGATTGAGAAGACCGGATATTGCTCATTGACCAACCCAATCATGTTATTCGACCGTCAAGATATGGTTATCCGCGATGGTTTATGGGGTAAGTCAACCAACATGGGTATCCGCCTTACCGTGTCTAATATAGATAAGCAGGTATCTCATTATAAGATAGGTGTTATACAGAACACGGTTGGGTTTAATGGTGAGCAAAGCCCGGTTCTTGAGTATTTCATAGAAGGTATACATCCGATAACGGAAAGGACCATCTATTACCTTACGGATCAGTATAGCGAGCGTACGACCATGGAGAAGTTATCCAAGGAAATACCGGTATATAAGACAGCCAGAGGCATGACGTCTGTCGGGAATCGTCTTCTTCAATACGGATTGACCGTGGAGAATGAATGGAATCTTCAACCGGTCGTTAATTTCTTGGGTCATTTCGTTAAATGGCAGACATCGATAGCCACGGAGAATCTGTATAAAGACGGTGTGGCTTGCTCTAAATACGCCTCTTTCATGCGTGACGAGGTATATCCGTTGGGTATAAGGTTCTTTACCAATACAGGATACAGGACAGCTAGATTCCCGCTTATCCCTCGTCCGGCCACAAGGGAGGAGATGGAGGTTATCGTTGATGAGGACGGTAACTCTGACGACCTGTCGGCTGCGTCGGTGCTGGAGAACAACCCGCAGTGCGCGGGGAACAGCCGCCGTCATCTTTGGCAGTTTAAGAATACGGCAAAGATCATAAACGACCCATCTTGGGGATTTGATGATTTTGGAGGAGAATGTAAGAATCAGTTAGATGTCAAGCAGCTCAGATATGTAGAGCAGGAATATGCCACGGTAGGAGAGACCCAATTCGTTATCAATACGATGGGGGAAGATGTTACGGTAGATGATGCTATTGATTATATCGCTGATAATATAGAGAACCTGTGTGATATCATAGAATCTAATGTAGGTATTACTGACGAGTTATGCGCTGCTATATCATTGCCGGAGGATCAAGACGGTATAAAGGCTCCCGATTTCCCTAGTGGATGTGATGATATCGAGAGGATAGAGACCAGGACTATATTGGATAAAAACTCTTTGGTGGATTCTAGGATTGATTTTACGTATAAGCTGGCTAGTGATTACGTGGAGACCGAACCTACGACATTAATACAAAGTAACGCCGAGTCTCAAAGGAAGTTTTCTGTATTGTGTGATTTTGATAATTACTCTAGTGGAGGCAAGAATATCATAGATCTGGTTCAAGAATGGCTGGATGGTCAGGATGAGGACAAATTCCCGTCTGATATAGACTCCTCCGCCTTGGTCTTGTGTCAGGATATGTCTAATGTCCGGCAGTTATATGATGAGGGTATATGTACTAATGGGTGCTCGGTAGGTGATCCTCATGTGAATCCTACTATTAACGATGTTCAACTTCCTACATTCCAAGGGGGTAGGTCATTGGGTAAGTGCACATATTTGTATCAATATCCCGGATGGGAAGGAAAGAAGCATACGGAGACGATGCTTGATCAGTTAATGGATACGATGGAGGCTTATTTCCCCCAATATGAGAGTCAGTTTGGTATCGAGAACGCCATGTGTCTTTTTGGCGATGGTGATAATTCTAAGTTCAATACCGGTATAACTACTGACTGGGAAGGTCGTGTGTCTGTGCAGAATGATATTGACGCCAAGACCAATTGGTTCGGTAGAAGCAGCTTGACTTATTTCAAGTTCTATCCACATGTATCCTCATACGCCAGATGGGTGGAGTTGGATTACGAGAAATACATAAGTGGTTTATCCGATCCTGATAACGGTATTATGTATATAGAGATGATGGGTAACTATAATTATCCGATCGGCGACTCATCATCATACAATAAGGTTCGTATAACGTTTTTCTCGGACAAGGAAGGTACCGTGGCTCCTAATCCTTTGGCTAATGATGCCAAGAAAGGTGTTATAGTGAATTACGTGGATCATAAGATATTTATGATGCCAAAGTACTTGTTCTGGAATGATGACAAGACTACTTTCCATAAGATATATGTTTGCATCGAGCCTGCGGTATGCGTGTTCTTCACCGGTTTCGCCATGAGGCAGGACATGAAGGAACTTGCAGGATTCTATACGGCCGGCACCGCCATTTTCCCTGCCCCGTTCTGTTTTGGCATTCGGCCACTGGAGGTGAAATACGTATTCTTCTTTACGAAAGAACTGAAATTAAGGAGATTTGTCACATATGAGGCGAAATGCATCTCATGTGGAGATAAACCCGCTGATTGTGCTCCTAGACCTTATCAGTATGGTGATTTTGGTTATTGGGAATCTATCAATAAGTATCCGGCTAATTTTGAGTTGTATGATTCAAGTAAGATCGGGATATCGTCGGGAGGATCGAAGAGGAAGGATATAATAGATTCTTTGACGAAATACTATGGGTCTCCTAAATCCGTGGGAGGTAAGTCTTATTTCACGGGTAATGGAGATAACGCTGAGTATCCCAATACGTCAACCACATTTTGTCAGAGACCTATACGTCATTACAAGTTCCCGGATAACTCTGTCGCTCCTTTTATGGGTAATCCGTCTCAACTGACCGGTCAATATGGAGTTGACTCCTATATTTATCCTATGGGGGTGATGCTTGATGACGATATCGTTAATGAGTTTCTGGATATAGCGGTAGAGAATGGCCTTATAGATAAGGATAGAAGGGATTCCATAATAGGATATGAGTTGTATAGGGGCGATAGGACATTGGATAAGAGCGTTATCGGTACCGGTCTGGCTTATGATATGTTTAAGTACGATGATCCCGACGGATCGGCTAACCTTTATCCTAATTATCCTTACAATGATTTGTCTGATGATATGTATATCTATAAGGATATTAATCGTGAGAATTTTATAACGCATCCGTTTAACAGGAAGGGTAATATCTGGTATTCATTCTTAAGCCCTGATATTGCCTTCAACAAGCCTGATGCTCCCACTGAGTGCCTTGTTGATGGTTATCAATTAGGTAAATCCTCCGGTATATTCAGGGAGGTGGAGGATCACCCTAAATGGACGATATTAGGGAGTAAGGCTTACAGTATGGCAACATCATTGGCTACGGTGGAGGCTATGGCTAATTTAATATCCGCTATAGCTGAGTATACATATCAGTCGGCTTCACAGCTATATGTCGGTGGAGGTGTGTTCTTTTTAGCCAACCCTGTCGGCATAGCGCTGACGGCTATCCGTCTGGCTACAGGTATCGTCAAGGCCACAGCCCAGTCCGTGGTGGATATAGGCAAGTATAGGTATCAGTGGTTAACGGCATTGATAGATAGGGGACCTAGACGGAACTATGCTTATTACTATACTTCTGTCGCTCATTATAATTTATTTTACCAAAAAATAGGGGAGTCAGAGTTACGTGGATTGTCAACGGCTAAATATATCAAGAGCGGGTTATATCCGGTAACAGATATCTCTTCGCAAGGGGAGACCGTAGGCGGTAAGCCTATTATCATAAACAACCTCGATCGTGAGCATTCATTGTTCATGTCATTTGGTATGGATAAGTATATGCTTGAATATCCGGAGTTGGTTTCAAGTTACGATACCAGCCGTATTCAGGATGAGTGTAATATTCGTAACGATGAGGTGGCTGGTATGACGCCTCATTTTATGACACGTGAATCTTTCGTATCCTGCCCCTATATGAGGATAAAGAAATATTCTCCGGCTCAATACGGGCAGATAGAGGATATCAGGTGGGTATCGTTAGGTGGTTGCGGGTTGATGGATGAGAATAAGCGTAAACCTGTTTTTGGAGGTGATGTATTTATATCAAGATTCTCACTTAAGAGGAAGATGCCTATGTTTTACTTGACTCAGTTCGGTCAGGGGGACATGATACCATTCCCTTATTATGATTATCGGAACATCGGGTATCCCCGTTATTTTGTTAATTACGACACCGGGGAGGATTATCTTAATAAGACCGATACGGATACCGGATCGCCATACTCCTTCCCTAGCCGGCAGAGCGC